TTTTTTTTGTGTCTTTGTTTTATTTGTTATTTTTGCATTGTCATATAAGTTATGACATTTAAGTTCGACAAATTAATTTCAAAATTTCTTTTTTATGCAGATAGACATGTCCTCATATCAATTGCGGTCAGATTTAGAAAGAGCCGCTTTTGAAAAAAGAAAAACATTTTATATAGCTTCTTTAAAAAAGAAAGGCTATGACAATGACAGCATTAACGCTAAAGTAAAAACTTTCCGTAGCGAAGAAAATCATCGCAATTTGGAAAAATTACGCTTCTCTTCAAAGGAAGCCCTTCTAAATTTTGCTCGTGAAGCATTAGGGAATGTTTCCAGAAAAACCGCTGTGAGACTTTTAAAAGAGAAGCTGGCTTTTATAGAGATTGTTTCTGCAAAGGAAGATGGCGTAAAATTATGGTTTTTTGAAGTAGTTAATCGATCTCATTATCGCAAAATGGGTAACCTTTCACCGCGCCTTCTTGCTCCTATTAAATCTTTTGAGCTTACTCAAAATTTAGCGGATAGAGATTTGAGACTTGGGTTTAATGAGCGTGTTTTGCTTACTTATTTGGAAAACGAAAGGGTAATCATGGACTTTGTTTGGGAACAGGCTTATGCAAAAGACTCTTCTATCAAATGGAAGTCTTGCTTATATCTTTCTCAGTCAACAATAGCTTATGATTTAAACTGGACTGTTGATCAGGTTCGTTATAGCTTAAAAAAACTCACCTATTATTTTGGGGAAGACTTTTTTAGAGCACCAACTAAAGAAGAAAAACTTGCAAGAAAAGATCCAAGAAGCTGGAATTTTCAGATAAATATTCCTCCTTTTAGAGAGTGGGATACTATTATTTCAAGAAAGGTTCGTTTGCTTTTACATAATGCCGGATGTTCTGTGTTAAGAAAAGAATATACTGATGAAGATTGTAAGGCACTACGTAAAATGTCCCGTAAAAAGAGAAAGAATCAGGTCTACAAAGAAAGTTCTTCAAATGAGGGTAACAAGGAATATGATAGGGTAATCTTTTTGGGGAAATACATAAAGAAAGAACGCCTTTATCTTACGAAATTTGCAAAAGGGAAGGAAAGGCGAAAAACTATGATAAAATGGCTTCATGATCTTATTTTTGGGAAGCCTAAAATAAAGAAGAAATTTGTTCCTTCCCCCAAGGCTTCTGAATATTGGAAAAAGAAACGTGCCGCAGATAAAGAAAAATCTGATGCAAGAAAAGAGGAATCGAGAAAGAAGTGGGCTTTTTATGGAACAACATCTTGCAAAAAGTCTCCTGTAGGTCTTTCTTGTGCTGTTAAGTATGGTAACTATCAAAGAAATATTTTAAAGAAATCTAAAGCATCGGAGGTGGCTTAATCATGGAAAAGATTTTGATTGAAGTTAATGGAACTATCCATACTTTTGAAAGTATAAAGGAAGCTGCAAAGTATAAGGCGGAATTTCTTGAGCAAACGGAGTTGCTTTTAGATGAAGACCCTGCTCAAAGTATTTGTGATAATATCTTACTTAAAGATATGTTTATTGAAAATCCTAAGGAGTTTTATAAGAAGTACATGGAAGGTCAACCTATTGTAAAAATAGAAGAACTTTTGATAGATTTATGTATGGCTGGGGTCGATATAGACGAGTATTTTGTTTGTGAGGATCAGGATGAACAAAAACGAGGATTTTGTGGAATAGCTAATTACAAAAAATTTTGTGAGATTATTAGAGAAGATAAGGATATTTTTTGTGAAGATGGTTATGATGAAGATGAATACGGATACGATAAATTAGGCGAAATGCTTAATTTTCGTTCATCAACTAAGAAGGGATGCAAGAAAAAGGATATTGTTAAGCGAAGAAAGAAAAACAAGAATAAGAAAACTCATAGATAACATGAAAAAGAAAGTATTATCTATCAAGGATAGAAATAATTTATCGGAAGAAGAAAAGAAAAGCGTATTGGCTTTCTATGGCATTTCAGAAGAACAACAAAAAGCGATCGTAGAGAGTTATAACGGTAATCCGGAAGGATATAAGGCTTCTATCCAGAAGATGCCGGAAAAGGAACGCGAAGTGTCCCTACTGATAGCTTCTGCATGTGGGATAGACATTAAGGATATTTAACATCAAAAATTGCAATAATTGCATACAAAAGTTGTATGTTTGCAGTCGAGATGAGATAGCTTAAAAAGTTGAAGTCGGGAAGTGATTCGCGATAGCTTCCCTTCTTCTTTTTGAAGGCTATGTGATTAAAATATAAACAAAATTCTCCCCTGTAAGAATCGTTCCTAAAAAATAAGTCCCGAAGTAGGGCAAATGGCGGCTTACAGGATGAATTTTGTTTTTAAATAGGAAATTTCAAATATTCTATTTATATTTGCGCCATGTATTTGGTAGAACAACATATTATTTCTGTAAATGATAAGAGATACAAAGATTTAGATCGAATTTGTTTCTTGTCTAAGAACTTGTATAATGCTGCTTTATATACAATAAAACAAGAGTTCCTTCGTACGGGTAAATGGATAAGATACACTTCTCTTGATAGAAAATTAAAAGATGAAGATAATTTTGATTATAGAGCTATAAGTGCGGCTTCATCTCAACAAATTCTTATGTCTTTAGACAAAAGTCTAAAATCTTATTTTTCTGCTATCAAGTCTTGGAAACGGGATAACAAAAAGTTTACTGGTTGTCCTAAGTTTCCAAAATACAAACACAAGACTAAAGGTAGAAATGTGTTCCCTTACTCTTATGCACAGTTTAAGCACAGAGATAATTATATTTTCTTTCCTAAGAAAGAAGGTCTGTCGCCTTTGAAAACAAATTGTAAAGAAGGTTCTGTTAAACAAGTTCGATTTGTTCCTAAACCAGATTGTTATATTATAGAGGTTGTATATGAATCAAAAGTAAAAGAACAGCTTCCTGATAACAATAGGGTTATGTCTATTGATTTGGGCGTAAATAATCTTGCTTCTATTGTTACTAATGTAAGTAAGAAAGCTATTTTGATTGATGGAAGAAAATTGAAATCCATAAATCAGTATTACAACAAAAAGAAGTCAAAAATCCAACAACAGCTAAAAAAGACAAATGGAAAAGAAAATTCGAGGCGGTTAATGTCTCTAACAAGAAAAAGAAACAATAAAGTGAAAGATTATCTTCATAAAGCAAGTAAAGAAATTATCAATATTTGCTTGGAAGATAATATAACAACGTTGATAGTAGGACATAATGATGGATGGAAGCAAAATACCAATCTTGGTAAAAGAAACAATCAGAATTTTGTAAGTATTCCATTTGAAACGTTTATATCAATGTTGAGATATAAATCAGAAAGACAAGGACTAAGGTTTGTTGAAGTAAACGAATCTCATACGTCAAAATGCAGTTCTTTTGATTTAGAACCAGTGGAACATCATGATCCTTACGTTGGTAAAAGAGTAAAAAGAGGACTTTTTAAAACAAAAGATGGAATTTTGCTCAATGCAGATATCAACGGAAGTTACAATATCATGAGAAAAGTAAAAGGGGATGCAGCAATGCCACCCTATACAGGGTTTGGGTATAACCCAGTTAAGAAATTTATTAACTAATAAATACTTAGGATGTCGTGAGATGAATGGTTTTTCGTGAGAAAGGCTTCTTTTGAAGTAACACTGTTCACCGCGTCTTTGAACGTAGCTGTAAGCTCCTTCTTCTAAAGGCTTTGCCGTTACCTTTGATCCCTGTGCGGAGGGAGAACGGCACTTGTAAGCGATATGAGTATAGTTGCCGCACCAATATAGAAAGTGTCGCTTACAAGTTTTTCTTTATATATTGTTCTTTTATAGGAAAAAAGTTTTACTTTTGTATGTGTTGAATTATAAATAATTACGTCCATGAGTGTACAAGAATTTCCTATAAATGAATTTTTAATCCTTGCAGAAAAGAACAACTGGGAGGTTTATTCGTTGGAACAGGTGAAAAACTTTGCTTCTGACGTTGTAAAAAGCATTGATCCAATTGAGCAGGAACATGGAGCTATTGACTTTGTGTCCCTGAATCGTGTTGTTGTGGTTGACGAAAACTTCAACAAATCTGTTATATATTATAGAGAACCACAGATTGAGTGGAAGGATGCCGATCAAGAAACAATCGAAAAAGCCGGAGCAACCGGACTTCCTGTAAAAAACAAATTGGGTTTTTACAAAGACACCCCCGAAAATCGCCGAAAGGGAATTGTGGGTATGCCTTACAAGAAAGATACCGAGTATCAAAAGAAGAAATCAGAATCCGATAAAACTGACAAGAAAGAGTAAGCCTTATTGAGCGATGGAAAGAAAACAGAGAGTACATTATTTAAAGGCTTATTTGGGTAGCTTCTGTTATCCATTGCTTGTCGCTATTCCCCTTTCTCCTATTGTGGATTTAATAGAAAAATACATATTCAAAGATTGGGAGTTCTTGAAATTCCTTGTAGTGTTAATTGTAGTAGATACACTTGTTAGTTGGGTGTTCCATTTACGACAGAAAGATTTTTCTTCTAAAGGTATTGGAATGATCTTTACTAAACTTTTTGTATATGCTTGCTTGTTGGTTGTAGCGCATGTATTGGGAGGTTATACGATTAACGGAGAATCTACAGAAACATTTACTTGGTTCCGGTCTTTGATGTGCACGGCTCTTATAGTAAGGGAGGCTGTTTCTATTGTGGAAAATTCCGGTAAGATAAACCCCAATCTTGTGCCTTCATGGATAAGAAAATATTTAAGGGACTTTGACGAGAATGGGTTCTTGAAAATGAAGGAAAGGATGAATAATAACACTCCTTCTATTTAGATGTATAGAAACTAAATTTTTTGAGATATGAGACTGTATAGATTTGTAAAGACAGATGATAAAATTGATGTAGTGGTTGCTACTGATGGTTCTTGCGGACAGAAAAGAGTGTTTATTACTGAATCGCCGCGAGGTGTGGTGGTTCCCGGTCAGACTGGTGCTACAGACGATCAAAAAGAAGGAAGTGATTCTTTTCTTGCTTTGGGTTGGAAGTGGAATGTAGGCGAAACGGTTCAGCACGAAGATTTGGTTGACTTTGCGGAAGAAAATGGTTTGACACTTACCATTGAACCGCAGGAAATTAACGATATTGTTACTGCCTCTGCTGAATGGGATGCGGAAAACAATTTGGTTGTTACTGCTGTATCGGAACTTAATCAGTCCAAAGAGGTGGAAGCTGTATTCCCCAATACTGTAGATTTGGCTGAATCGGCTACTCGTTTTGGTGAGATCACAAATGGCGGACACTCTATCAAGGGTAAAATCTTAAATTCTTGGACGTTTACTTTGGCTGATCTTGGTTTGGATGCTAAAGAAGAATTGGAGATTGTTTTGTTTGCAAATGGCGGTGTTCAATCCTTTAATCTTGTGGCTTCTGCCGATTAAGCCTTATGATGCGGATTTTATTTACAAATTCAGATAGTAGCAAAAGTTTGACTGTTATAACTGATGGTATTGACAGTCAGATGAACATTTTTGCTACAGAAACACCTATTGGAGATATTGACTATTTTAAAAGTCTGGGTATCTCTATAGAGGCAGGTGTGACGTACAATCTGGGCACTTTTAAAGAATGGGCATGGACAAATCTTTTGAAAGTGGTAGCTTATCCAGAAGGTTTGCAAGAGGAAGCTATGGTGTTGGTGGATGATGCGGACATGGAAGTGGTTTATTCTTTGTCAGTAGACCCTACATCTTTGAGTTTCCCGGCAGAAGGCGGGACACAAAAATTGACTTCTATCACTTCTGTAAAACAAATTCATGTAGATAATGTTCCTGTTGGTAAGCCTACGAACGTTCTTTACACAACAGCCGTTAATGGAGATGGTTTTTCAAAAGGTAATTCTGATTTGGAAGTGGTTGTGTCGGAAAACCCTACAGAAGCAGCCAGAAATGGAACATTGGTGATTACGCAGTCAGAAGGAAACAAGACGGTTAGCGTTACTTTGACACAGGTAGCACCGTCAGCAGTATAATTTTTGATTTTAGTATGAGTAGGAAAAAGCAGAAAAATAATAAAGGAGGGAAGCCGGACTTTACCAAAAGTCTGGCAAGCCTTTCTTTGGAAGATATTGTAGGATTGCAAAAAACACTTCCTACTATACTCCAATCTAAATTACAACAGATGTCTCGATCAGACGATTTAGGGGATTTGGTGAAAGCCAATCTCTATATGGATAATGCTAATCAGAGACAAGACAGCGTAAAGGCTGTATTTTTTAATCCAGACGAAGCGAGCGATACGGGTAGGGGATACAAAGACCCTAATTTTTACGGCTCTATGCCGTTTGAGGTGCTTCGCCGGATGGGAGATATTTTTGTTATTCGGGCCGTTGTCAATACTCGTGTGGAGCAAGTTCAGAATTTTCTTCATTTCAGCACTGATGAACAGAAAGAAGGGTACACTATCAGAAGAAAGCGGAATCCTTTTGAAAAGGTAAGCGCGGAGCGTTCAAGGGAAGATCAGATAAAAATCAATTATATCAGAAAGTTTTTGGAAGAAGGCGGTTTTCATGACAAGTGGGAATCGTTTGACACATTCCAAGACTTTGGGAGAAAGGTTGTGTTTGATAGCCTTACTCTTGATCAGCTTGCTTTTGAAATAGTAAGAGACAGGTCTTGGAATTTGGCTCGTTACCGGGCTGTGGATGCTTCTTTGATACGTTTTCTTGATAGCATTGATCCAAAGTTCCGGGAAGAATTTGAACAGTACCGGTTTAAAGGCTATTTGCCAAAATATTGTATGTGTTGGCAGGGTCAGATCATGGAGAATCCTGTTACACACGAAAGTGTTATCTTTTATCCCTGGGAATTGGGTATTGGTATCCGCAACAAATCCACCAACATCTATAAAAATGGGTATGGCACGTCAGAATTGGAAACATTGTCCAGTGTTATGACATGGATTTTGTGGGGGTTTGAATATAACGGAAATTATTTTAGCAAAGGTTCACAACCTAAAGGAATTATTAACGTTAAGAATCCAAACATATCACAGGCTTCTTTGAGTGAATTTAGACAGGCATGGCAGCAGACAATGGTGGGCACGTCTAACAGTCATAGAACGCCGATTATCAATGGGTTAGACCTTCAATGGGTTGATTTATCTAAAAACACCAACCGGGACATGGAATTTAGTGAGTGGGTGAAATTCCTACTTGTTATGACTTGTGCGGTTTATCGCATCGACCCGTCAGAGCTTGGCTTCCAATTCAAAGATCAAACAAATATCTTTGGACAAGCTGGACAAAAGGAACGTTTGCAGCATTCAAAAGACAAAGGTTTGAAACCTATCCTTGTGTTCTTACAAGAAGTAATCAATTACTATCTTGTATCAGAACTGGATGAAGATTTTGAATTTGTCTTTACAGGTGTGGATGCAGAAGATGAAGGAAGACAGGTTGAGATTGATGCTAAGAAAATTCAAAACGGTATGGTTTGTTTGGAAGATATTTTTGAAAAATACTCTGGACGTAAATTCAATCCAGAAACCGATACCATCTTGAATCAATCCTACCAGCTTCAAAAACAATATCAGATGCAGCAAGCTATGTACGGAGGTGATGCGATGAACGAAGAAGTGGATCGACAAATTGCGTCAGAAGACAAAGAAGATACACAGAAATCGTTCGATTCCAATCCTATTATGAGTGCTGCGATGTCTTACATTGAAAAGAACTGGGGAGAGAAGTAACTTATGAATGTGAGATATGTCAAAAATATCAAGGTCGAAAAGATGCCTTTAGTGTCAAATGTACACCATCATGTTGACCCTATGCGTTATCCAAAAGTACAAGAAGGGTATGAAGGTATGGCGCAGGTTATTTTTTCGACACAGATAAACAATATGTTGATGGATTTGACAAAGAAGATGGTGCAACAAAAATCAAAGTAAGTATGCTATTTACACCGGAAGAAATACAGCAGTTGTTTTTCATTGTTGATTACCGTATTGCTCGTGTAATTGCCGATGTGTTGGGGAAGGAATATCTTTCTCAAGAAGATATAGATATGCTGAAAAGGTTTGACTTCGACTTAAAGACAGAAGTTTTAAAAATACCACCTTATTGGCAAGCATTCATATTTGGACGTTTGGCGGCAATTCTTACTCCTGCACAATTATCCTCTCTTAACTTCAACGACCTTCAACAATATGTCGAAAAAGAACAATATCCGGAACTCACTTCAAGAGAAAAAGCAGAATATAATGCTGCGGCTATGCGTTCTTATTCTTATATAAAAGGAATGGGGACACGTATAAAAGATTCTCTTTCTTCTACCATTTCAGAAGAAGAAATGAAAATAGCGGTGGCAGAACGGGAAAGGGAGGTGGAAACAGCTATTAGAGAAGAATTGACGGAAGGTGTCCTGAAAAGGAAATCAGTACAATCTATTGTTAGTTCATTGGGACATAGATTGGATGAATGGAACCGGGATTGGGGTCGTATTGTTGCTACTGAAATGGAGAACATCTTTCAGATAGGTATAGCGCAAACGATTATGAAAGAGCATGGTATTCATGCAAAGGTGTATAAAGAAACATATCCCGGCGCCTGTCGTTTCTGTCTTAATGCTTACACAACGGCTGGCGCAGGTTCTAAACCTATTATTTTTGATTTGTCTGAATTGATTGCTAACGGAACTAATATAGGTAGAAAGTCAAAAGATTGGAAACCTGTTTTAACAAATATTCACCCTTTCTGCCGTTGTATGTTAAGATATGTTCCAGATGGGTACGAATGGGACGATAAAACACAGTCATTTGAACCTAAAAAAACGGATGAAAGTAAGCGGGTTCAGAGAAAATCAAAGGTAAAGATAACTGTAGGTACAAAACATTTCGAAGTATGACAAAACAAAGAACGATTTTTAATTCCGGTTATATCAGTATTCCTACTGTTGATAGCTCAAAATGGATAAAGGATATTCAAGTAGGGAATGTGATAAAAACTGTTACCGGTTACAGAAGGGTAACAAAGGTAATACAGTTTGAACTATCTTCCGTTCCGCGCATTTTTGATATATGCTATGTTACGGAAGATGAAACTCTTGAAAAGGGATATCGAGAAGATGCTTTGCATAGAGTAGTAGATGGTTCCTATGTTTTGTGTCACAACAAAACTAAAAGAGTAGACAAGATAAAACCGGGAGATGTTCTTATGCTTAAAAATGGATGTAAAGGTAAAGTAACCAATATTATACAGATACCTATTGCAAATGTTTCGCAATATTTCTATACCTTTGAACTTGATAAGCCGGACTTTTATTTTGCAGATAATGTTTGTGTGCCGGATGTAGTTTGCAGCAGTAATTCAAAATAAAGAATGAGATTAGTTGAAAGACATATTGTTAAAGATAACAGGTTTGAAGATATTTGTTTCAAATCAGGTCTGTTGTATAATTATGTCTTATATAATGTACGTCAAGGAATTTTCAACGAAGAGTATCTGAAAGAATATGAATTTTCAACCAAACTTTGTAAAGAAAATCAATTTGATTTTAGAAATCTTCCGACTGCAATTTCTCAACAAGTAGTTACACAGGTATTTTCAAATATAAAAGGATGGATAAAGGCAAAAAAGGAATTTGAAAAGAATCCATCTAAGTTCCGCTCGAAACCGAAATTACCTAAATACAAGAAAGGAAAGAAACAGAATATGGTAGTCTTTACAACTTCTGCTTGTAGGGTTAAGAAAGATGGTTGTATTCATTTTATTAAAAACATTGTTCAATCAATTAAAACCAAAATAGGGGATAATAAATTATGTCAAGTTAGAATCATACCACAGGCTACTTGTTATGTGGTTGAAGTAATATATGAAAAGAAAGAACAGGATTTGAGTTTAAACAAAGATAACGTTCTTTCGATTGATTTGGGATTGAATAATTTATGCTCATGTGTTAACAATGTAGATAAACAGCCTTTCATTGTAAACGGACGTGTTATGAAATCTTTTAATCAGTGGTACAACAAGAGAAAAGCTAAATTAATGTCTTTTGCAGGAGATAAAGGAACTTCAAAAAGACTTAGACAGCTTAACAATTATAGGAATTTTTGGATAGAAGATCATATTCATAAGATTAGTCGATATATTGTAAATTATTGTGTTGACAATAATATCGGTAGTCTTGTAGTAGGACTGAACAAAGGATGGAAGCAAGAAATTAATCTTGGAAAGAAAACAAATCAGAAATTTGTTGAGATTCCTTTTTCAAGACTTATAGATAAAATCTCCTATAAATGTAAATTAGTTGGAATTAGTTTTTATCTTAGCGAAGAATCCTATACATCAAAAGTTGATCATTTGGCTTTTGAAGGATTAGAAAAACATGATGTTTACTTAGGTAAAAGAAAGCAACGTGGATTGTTTCAAAGCTCTGTAAATAAACTGATTAATGCTGATATTAATGGAGCTATTGGAATAGGTAGAAAAGTATTCGGTGATTCTTATGTAAATAGGATAATCGATAGTGGGTTAGCGTTTAACCCTATTAGAGTAAACATTTTATAATGTGAATTTGATAAATAAAATTTTAAATTTTAATGACGTGGGTTTAAACTTGAAAGCGTTGCTCGGATTGCAGACGCAAAATGAAAAAATAACCGAATACAGGGGACTTCTCAAAAAAGGAAAAGAGATAAGCCAAGAAATAAGTTCTCTTGGTGAAATCTATTCCATTCAGAAGTCGCAGTATGATGAACTGAAAGGAAGCGAAGATGCTGATGCGGTTGCAAAGGCAGAAAGCTGTTTTAATGAGTTTTTGAAGCAACAGTCTAAGGATTTGATGGACGTGTACAAGAGAAGAAATTCTATCCATAAATCTATTGCAAAGTTGGAAAATGATGAAGAATTTGCTGAAATGGCAAAAGATATTCGTCAACTTGAAAATTGCCGGGAATTATGGAAGCAGGGTTTGATCAAGAAGTCTGTTTATTTTGATCTGTTCAAAGCAAAACAGGGAAAAGTCCGGTTTGCAGACGTGCTTGTTTTTAGAGGTGACAAACTTCTTATTTTGAATCGTGTGGGAGAAAAGGGTGCAGTCTCGAATGATTGGTGTATTCCGGGCGGACATGTTGATCCGGGAGAAACTTTCTTGCAAGCTGCCAAAAGAGGACTGTTTGAGGAAACTGGTATTGATATGTCGGAAGAACTTCTGATACCGGTTGGCAAATATATTCCAAAGAAAAAGGGTATTGAGATTCACTATTTCATGTGCTACATTGATCCTGATACTCCTGCAAACATTCTTGTGGATGGAGAGGAAGAAACGAGCAGTGAATGGATCAATCCTCGTACCGAACTTGATCTGTACAATTTCATTTTTGACATGAAAGACAATATCAAGCGCATTCTTGGTATTGAAGTGCCGGATGAATTTCAGTTGGTAATGAAGTCTTTCAAAGAGGGTAAAATTTCAAAGGATGTGTTCACCTCTTATTGTGAAAAGAATCCTGAAAAACTTGAAAAGTCGGCAAACAAAACTTCTTTTACACATGAAGAAAGAAAGGATTTGGCAAAGAAAGGTGAAGCAATGCCTAATGGCAAATACCCTATTCGTAATAAACAAGATTTGAAAGATGCTATTCGTTTGTCCGGTAGTTCTTCTATGTCGAAAGAAGAAGTAAAGAAATGGATCAAGAAACGGGCAAAGGAGCTTAATCTGGAAGATGAACTGCCAGAAGATTGGAAAGTAGAAAAAACTATGGATACGGCAGACGCACAGGTATTGCAACGTGAATCTTTGGACGGTGAAACTAAAAACATTGTCCGTACAGAGGATGGTGTGGGAGAAGGTATCGAAAAAGCTATTACTTTTAAGAGAACCGTTTATGAAGAAAAAGAAGTTGAAGTGGAAGAAGAACCGAACAAATATACTTACGGTGAGTTTCATCTGAATTTTTCTGATAATGATGGAGGAAAAGGAGATAAGTTTGCTGATTTTTTAGGCACGCTTCAAAAGGTGACTAATCTTTGCAAGCCTTTTTCCATTACCATTAAGACAGAAGAAAACGGGGAACAGGAATGGAAATGGAACAGTAAGTTTCGTCTTGAAAATGTTACCAAAACGGAAAACATTCGAAAATCGACAGAAGACGAATTATTACCGGAAAACAGAGAAATTGAAGAAATCGAAAAGTCCAAAAAGACTGATAAGAGTATTTTTAACACTTACCTTAACTTTCTTGAAGGTGCTAAGACCCGTCTTAAAAACATTCATTGGGGTGAGGAAGATAATTCCAAGCATGTTTATCTCGATGAGCTTTCAGAAGAAGTTTCAGAATTTGAGGATAAGATTGCAGAAGCCGGACAGTCAGGATTTGGACGATTCAAAGATGGAGAAATTCAAGGGGACGAGGTGAAAGAAGATGATCCGGTTGCTATTTGCCAGATGATATTCGATAAAACGATTGAGTTCAGAAAAGAACTTGCCGAAAAGGACGAATATATTGGGGAAATAAGCTGGATTGACGATTTTCTTGCAACACTCAAACAGTCTAAATATAGATTGCAACTGCATTAAGGTGTTTGGAGATAGATTGCGATAATTATTAATAAAAGTTAAAATATTGGGTTCTTGCGATTTATCTCTAATTTTGCAGTATTTTTGAGTGTTACTAATACGTTTATTTCAATTTCAATCAATCAAAATGTTTGATAGTTTTAAATTATATGTAGACTTGGACTTGGAGAAAGCCAAAAGCGCGGTATCGGAACAACAGTCTCCGTATGCAAATATGGTATTCTCTGGTGTCGCTTCTGATTCTTCAAAAGACGATGAAGAAGAGGTGCTGGAGCCGTCCGGGTTTATATATGATAGATTTTTGAAATCCGGTTTATTTAATCTTGATCATCTTCCCACACGTTCACCTATTAACAAAAGTCGTTTTTGGATTGGTGAACCTATTGAAGCCTATGTGAAAGACAATAAGTTTTTTGTAAAAGGTAAATTGTGGGAAAAGTCGCCGGAAGCCCGTGCCTTTTGGGACAAGGCAATTGAAATGCAAGAATCGGGTTCGACAAGAAAACCGGGTATGAGCGTAGAAGGTAAGGCGTTGGAACGGGATAAGAAAAACCCTAAAAGAGTGACAAAAGCTCTTATTACAAACATTGCCCTTACAATGACACCGGTCAACACTAAGACCTATTTGGATATCGAAAAAAGTAAGGGTGGTAATGTGAATGATTTGTTGGAAATACAAAAATCAACTATTCTTTTTGAATATTGTACAGAGAATGGACTTGTCCAGATTGACAATAATTTCAAGGTGAATTTTCAAAAATCACATTCTTTTGATGTTGATGCTTTTTGGGAAATTTATCGTGCAGTTCAAGAAGGTAGGGTTGAAAAAAGTGTTTTAGATACATTCGTAGAAAAAGTTCGACAATAATTTTTATACATAATGTTATGGTAGACGTAAAAGAATTTAAAGGCGATCCGTTATACAAGGCACTTGAAAATTCTGGTTTCAGTGCAGAAGATATCGCTACTATGGTAGAGAACGGAGATGTAACTTTTGAAAAATCGAAAAGTGTCGCCGATATGAAAGAATCCGAAAAGAAGGAGGACAAGAATATCGACAATGACAAAAAGCACATTGACGATTTGAAGAAGGACGAAAAAGAGGATGAAAAAGACAAGAAGGATTTGAAAGAGGACATCAAAGAGAAAGAAGACAAAGTTGAGAAATCTTTTTCTATGGATGATATGAAGGCTTTCGGTGCTTCTTTGTCTGCTAATATCGTTAAGGGCATGACAGAAGTCATGAACGAACGTTTTGGCAATATTGAAAAGTCTTTGGAATCTTTCGGTGCGCAGACACCTTCTTTTAAGGGAGTGCAGACTTCTGCTGTTTTGGAAAAATCCATGAAGCCGGAAGTGGACGAAGATGGTAAGACACTTCTTTCTGTCACAAAACAACGTCCTTTAGTGATGGCAGTTATCAACAAGGCCGTTGAAAACGCCGGTGAAGAACTTGAAAAGTCGATTGGTGATGATGCTCTGATTTTCTTGGCAGACAGTCAGGCTGAAACCATTGGACAGGATTTGGCAAAATTCATGTACGAAAAGTACAACATCAAGTTCCAGAAGTAAGAAGTAATTCGATCGAATAAATATAAAGATTATAGAACGATGGATTTGTATAACTATAATGATTTAGCTGCTTTTGGCGGTGCTGGCAATGTTGCCGATGTGTTGAAAGCAATGGAAGCCGGTCTGCAAACCGGTATGCAGTACGACAATCAGGTCAACAATGGTGGTGGTCTGAAAGTTGAATCTTTGGATGCCTATATTAAGGTTTTGGCTAACCGCTTGAACCAGTTGGTTGTTTACAACGAAATGCCGAAACAGAGAATTGAGAATACGGTTCACCAGTACAACCAGTTGTACAAATATGGTGAAGAAATTGGTATCTTCAATCTTGAAGGTGAAACACCGGAAGAAACAGATACTCAATACATCCGTAGATCAATCATCTCTAAGTTTATGGGCGTTACAGGTCAGGTAACTGATCCGGCTATGCTTGCTAAACTTGCTGGTGGTATGAATATGTACACTCGTGAGGTACAGAACAAGACCACTTTGCTTTTGACTTTGATTGACACTCGCTTGACGGATGCTGATTCTACTTGTATCACAGAACAGTTTGATGGTATCTTCCGTCAGCACATGATGGGTGTAGCTTCTACTGACCGTGGTTCTACGGAAGGTATGAGCACAGAGCAGATTTTGGATGCTTATTATGGCTCTCCGGCTGTAATTGACGCACAGAATGGTATCTTGACAGATGCTTTTGTTGAAGATGCTGCCGACCGCGTTGTAAACGTTTATAACGGTTATATCGACCGTATCGTTTCTGCACCGGTTGTATTCAACAACTATGTGAAGAAATTCCATGAATCAAAACGTGTTGTTGTTGGTATGTCTAACAGTGTTGTAGGTGCAACAATGGGACAGTCTGTAAACGACATCATGACGCAGTTCGGTAAGGTTTCTGTTAAGAGCGACAAGTTCTTTGATGTTCGCCGTCCGATCAAGGCTTCTGCTACAGCTTCTTCTCCGAAGGCTCCGGGTGTTCCTGTTGCCGGTGGAACTAAGTCTGCTGCTGTTGCCGATGGAACTAAGTCTGCTGCTGTTGTCGATGCAAAGACCAACTTTGTATTACATGCCGGCTTTTATGGCTACTTGGTAACAGCTAAGAACCGTTATGGTGAATCTGCTCCTTTGAAATTGACGGATACTGCTTTGGCTGTTGCAGCTAATCAGTCTGTTGACTTGCAGTTTACCGCTCCGGTTGGTGGTGCTTATGCTCCTACTTGCTACGTTATCTATCGTACCAAGAAAGTAACTGCTTTGACTGACACGACAGAATACTATCCTATCTTCACTATCCCGGCTTCTATGCTGGCTGCTGGATATGATGGTGCTGCCGCTACAAAGGTTCGTGACCGTAACCGTATCATTGCAGGTACGAAGTCTGCTTTGATTTACTACAACGACAGTCAGATCAACGAATACTTGCAGTTCGGTGACACTCGCAAACTTGACTTTGCTATCACTGCACCGTCTCGTAGATTCGCTATCTTGAATTACGGTACGCCGTGTTTGTACCAGCCGGCTAAGATTTGCCGTATTATCAATATCGGTGACGAAGGTTTGGGTGCTTAAAAGACAGTTGTCTTGGCAAATTAATAAGGGGGGAGGAAAGGTTTTATAACGCCTTCCCTCCCTATTTTTATTTATCAATAATTATATTTCGTATGAAAAAGATTGTATCAACAGTATATAAAAACACTATCATTCAGTTTTTGAATGAGCTTGTGGAGTTTGAAAACGGGAAAGCCGAAGTAAAGGACGAAACTTGGGAATACATTAAAAATGGCGGTTTCTCCGGTATTGCTTTGGAAGAAGAAGCTAATACGCTTGAAAAGGAAAAATCTGAATCTGAAAAAGATACTGATGAAGCTCTGAAAGTTCTGAAAGAAGAATACGAGTTTGAAATTGCTCGTTTGAACGGTATTATCAAAGATAAGAACAAGAAAATCGAACAATTGGAGCAGTCTATTGACGTTTGGAAAAAAGAGGTTGAAAGACTGTCTAATGGTGGTCAGCCGAAAGAAACTGTGGAAGAACCGGTTAAAGAAGAAGCCGGCGCAACAGAAGAAGAAATTGCTTCCCTAAAGGAAGATATGTCCAAAATGACTTTTGAGGATTTGAAGGCACTTGCTATCGAAAACGGAATGAGTAAGCAGAAAGCTGGAAGATTCAAAGAAGAAGATCAGAAAGACGAACTGATTGATGCTATAATTGCGTTACCCAAAAAGTAAAAAAGATATTTGAGCTATGCCGGGACAACTGATTTTTACAGTAAAGTATAAGAAAAATACGGGTTCTGTTATTTCCGTTGCGGAGATGTGGAACAATTACCTGTACGGTATTGCCATACAAGCCGGTACGGGAACTTCTTTTTCTGACGAATCACTTAGAACTTATTTGAGTGCCGCACAGAGAGAGATCGAGAATTATTTTAATCTCAAATTTGTAAAGCAATTAGTTGAATCGGAAACACATTCTTATTACAGAACAGATTATTTCCAACAATTTCCTATCATTCAAACCAATTGTCCGGTAAGGGTTCCGCTTGCGCTTACAGGTATGCTTAATAAGATGGAGCAAATTATTTACCCGCAAGGTTGGCTTAGTTGTGCGAAAGATATGGATGGGATAGGAAAACGAAGAATGAGTGTCGTTCCTACCGGTGCAAATTCGGTTAATGCAAATGCAGATGTTATCCTTACTGGAATGACTACGCAGATAGGTTTTCAACGGTTTACAAACATACCGGACTATTGGGACATTCAATATATAACCGGTTTTGATTTGGATAAAATGCCTGCCGATTTGATTAATCTTGTTGGTAAACTTGCTTCGTTTGGCCCGCTTAATATTGCCGGAGATATGATATTCAGTTTACCCGGTATAGCTTCTATGCACTTGGAAATTGATGGATTAAGACAATCTATCAACTCTACCGCTTCTGCTGAAAATGCAGGTTACGGGGCACGTTTGAAACAGTATCAAAAGGAGATAGAGGAAACTGTAGGGCGGATAAAGCTCGTGTACGATGAATTTAGGTTTATGGTATTGTAAGGAGGTGAGAGATGGCTAAAAGTATTTTACAAACACCGGTTCCTCCTTTGAGTAACGCAAGTCCTGAATTTATACGTTCAGAGTTCGATTCTGCCGTTTATTTGAAAGGGTACGAGGTGATATTGGAAAAGGCGTTAAGATGTCCTTGTAACGCACCGGACGCGCCTTTGGTGGATTGTCAGAATTGTTTCGGTACAGGTTATTTCTACATTAACCCTACAAATACTCATGCTCTTATAACCGGCATAAACGGGGATAACAATTATAAACGTTGGTCGGAAGAACTGATAGGAACAATTAACGTAACGGTAACGGATGTTGATAAACCCAATTTAGGGTATTTTGACCGGATCACAATTTTAAAAGAGTTCTCTTATTTTAGCGAAAATTTGCCTGTAAGAACGGATGGGGAGAACTTTTTTGTGTTTACGACTTACAAACCATTGAGTATTTACAGCATACATGTGTTTGAATCGTCTACAGAGCCTTTGAGACAGCTTTCTCCGGCAGATTACAAGATAAGTGATACAAACCCTTATTGCGTAATTTTGACGGCTGATATGTCCTTAAATCCGGTTGTAAGCATTTATTATCAGCATCAATTGGAATTTCATGTATTGGACTTTCCCCATGAAGTCCGGGCTTCTTGGAAGAAAAACAAGGAAACAGGACAGTTGGAAAGAACGAGGCTTCCTATCCAAGCGGTAGCAAGAAGAACACATTTGATTGTGTCTGAAAAACCTAATTTTGATGGATCGGGAGTTATATTGAACGACAATATTCAAATGAAAGTGAGTGAGTGATGGTAGTGCCTATCAACATAGATTTAAGTGATTTGGTGGAAGAGTTTGATCTTTCACAGGATCAATCTACGTTTTTAGGTGCTTCTATTATAGATGCTGTTATAACTGAATATCAGCTTAGGTGGGAAAATCTAATAAACCGGGAACTTCGTACTACAAGAAATGAGTATAAAAGGGGAGTTTTCATTGAAAGAGAATCCCCTTTGTCAGTTACATTCGGACTAACAAACAGAGCTTCTTCTATTCCTTTGATGATAGAAGAAGGGCAGCCGCCTTTTGATGAAAAGGAAGGTTTTAGAAATTCCCCAAAAAGAAAGATTGCGCAGGATGGAGGTTGGTATATAGATATTCCCTTTAGACATGCAACGCCGGAAACTGTAGCGGATTCGGGATTATTTGCTTCTATAATGCCGCAACGGATTTACAACGCAGTTCAGAAGACAGGAAGATTAGGAAGCGATAATTTACCAGAAAGTTTTTCTGAAAAAGGACAAAGAAAAGCAATAAATAGGCTGGGTGTAAATAAACCGGCTTACATGCACAAAGCTCCTATTTATCAGGGTTTGACTAAAGTAAATATTGCTTCTACTGAAAAAGAAAAGAGAAGCGGTTACTTTACATGGAGAAGGGTGAGTGAAAATTCTGATCCTAATAGTTGGTGGAATGGTGGTATTGTTTCATATAAACTTATGGACAAAGCTCTTGAACAAGCGAAGATAGATATTGTTGCAGACAAAGTGATTGATCAATTTTTAAACTCGATGTAACGATGCTACAGATAGTCAAAATAAAAAAGATAGTGGAAGCCTGTTTGGAATATGTACAAACGGACTTCGAAAGTAAAACGGATGAAAAGGATTCTTTCTTGTATAAAGTATTGGGAGATACACAGGACGGTTCTTTCAATTATTACGAACAAGCAAAAAATATCTTTTTAAGAAAAGAAACAAACCCGAACAATATAAAGGTGGTTTTGGAATATCCGAAAGATAAGACAGGACTACCGGCATACGTTATCCGGGAACCCGGAAAGACAGGTGGTATCGCCAATTCTATAGGTAAAATAGAATCTTTTATGGGTGGCGTTCCTATGTACAGAGACACAAGACAGTATGGACTGGAAATCATGTGTTTTTCTGTAAACATGAATGAATCAATTTTGATGTCAGAGATTCTGTACGCATTACTGCTTGGTTCTTGGGATGTTTTAGCTTCGCAGTTCCTTAAAATAGAGTTTACCATGAAGGAGCTTATGATGCAAAACAATTTAATGCCGACACCTATTTTCATTCGTTCCATCGGACTTGATTTGTCTTCCGAAGAAATAGTGCCGGGATTAGTAGATTCGACTTTACTTGGAAACATTATCTTTGGAAAAGTAAATCAAGTGGATAGCTTTGTTCTTGGTGACCCGACTTCTGTGGGTGGACTTCCGGGTGTAGAATCAGAAATTACAGGGAACAAGTAGTATGTTGATTGAAAAATGATTACCTTTGAAGGTGTAATTTTGGTACAATATGAAAGCAGACTTTCAAAAAGGGACAAAAGTTTGTTCTTGTTGTCGACAAGAATTGCCTATCAGTGAGTTCTATAAGAAAAAGAATCAACCGGATGGGTTGAATTGTTATTGTAAGAAATGCGCTGACTTGAAGAAAAGTGAAAGATTGTCTGCCATAAAAAATATTCCTTTAGAAGAAAGGATAATTAAAGAGTTTAAAGTTTGTTCTTGTTGTGGTAGAGAGCTTTCTATTGATAATTTTGGAAAAAGCAAAACTCATGTAGACGGACGATCTGGGTATTGTAAGGAGTGCGCTAACAAAAGTGCTGCTGAAAGTAGAGATAAAAATAGAGAAAGAAATAGAGAACTTTCTTATGAAGGCAAGATAGTATGCTCTGTTTGTGGGGAAGAAAAGGAAAGAAGTAAGTTTTATGTCCATAGAACGTCGAGTACTGGATTTGACTGTATTTGTAAGGAATGCCGTTCAAAGCAAGCAAAAGAGACTTATAAAGACAAAAAGGATTATTATAAGCAACAGCATATAGAATATAGGCTTAGTGGGCGTTTGAAACAATGGAAACAAAATAAATTAGAAACAGATATTGTTTTTAAAACGAAGCAGAAATATTTGAAAAAATTAAGAGATTCTATTCGAGAATATTTCTTGTACGGATGGAAAAGAAATCTTGATTTTCTTGGTTGCTCTATTCCCGACTTAATTATTCATATTGAGTTTCAATTTAAAGATGGTATGACTTGGGAGAATAGAGGCAATGGAAAGGGGAAGTGGAATATTGACCATATCATACCTTTGTCTTATTTTTGTCAAGAATATAGAGACAATATAGAAGAAGGTATGTCTATTGCTAACCATTATTTGAATCTTCAACCATTGTGGGAGTATGAAAATATGGAAAAGAGATCAACATTACCTTCCGACTATTTGGAGAGGATAAATAAAATAAAGTTACATAAATTCGATACAAACAATTGATAATTAATAAATTATGGCCACATCTTTTATTTTCAATAATAAGCAAATTACGTTGCCGGGTGTTTATTCAAGAATTACGACCTCGGAAACAAGCCCAGCCAGAACATTAGATTATGGGAAGGCTTTGATCATAGATACTGGTGTTTATGGTGCAAATTGGGGTGGAGGCTCCGGTATAGATGGAGAAAATTTTCAGGGATTGGATTCTGTCTATACGTTTGACACTATTGCCGAGTTCCGTTCTTTCATGAAAGGTGGTATGTTCTGGAAGATCGCAGAAGGTCTTTTCACACCGGATTATACCAATCCTGCTTCTACTGGTATTTCACAGCTTCTTTTTGTGAGAGCTGCAAAGACCACATCCGCAACACTTACTTTTACAACCACTTCCGGCGGTACGTTTGAAGTAAAAACGTTGGATGAAGGTTTGGGAGCAAACGGTAAACTTTCAGAAGCCGGCAATTTGATTACCGGTTATGGTGCATCCATTGTAGCGGGTGAAGATGATCCGGCAAAATGGATCATGAAATTCTATGTCGGTTCTTTCACAGGATATGCAGAAGATGGTTATCCTATTGGAGAAACGCCGGAAGATCAGGCAGCACCTACTTTGGTATTGCAGTCGCCTGAATTTGACAATATCAACACTTTGATTGATTGGGCTAAGTCCGATTCTAATTTTGCTAATCTGTTTGTGTTGACGGCTAACGCAAAACCGGAAGGTGAAGGTGCTGTGGAACAAAGTGACGTTACTACTGCTTTAGCTGGTAAGAATTACATTCTTGCTACAGGCGGTACAGAAACCTACAACACTGACAATATGACGAAAGTCATGGAAGCGATTACAGGTTTGGACTACAGCTTTGCTCTCATGGATCAGTTTGGCGAAAATGCAGATTCCGCATTGCAGAGCCAGTACATTTCTCACATGAACAGTCAGGCAAAATATACCCACTTCTTGTTTGTAGGTGGTTATGACGATGCTGCTAATTTCTCTAAGTCTATTGAATTGGCACAGGGATTCAACAGTGAACTTGTTCAGGTGGTACATGGTGGCGCAGGTATGACTTCCGGTATTACAGGTGTGAAAACACGTTGGTGGGGAGTGATGTACAACTTGTGTTGTATCTTGGGTAGAACGGCAGGAAAACCGCCTTATATTCCGGTTACAAACAAGACAATCGGTATCGACAAGTTGAAACATACTTTGAATGATACGGAAAAGACGAAGGCTTTGAATGCCGGTGTGCTTGTGACGGTTTACAACGACTATACGAACAACTTTGTCGTATTGCAGGGCGTGAATACTTTGCAGGACAACAAAGTGCTGTTCAATTCCAACGGACAGAGCCACAGTATTCAGTTTATGCGTATCGTTGCTCAAATCAACAAGGAATTGGTTGTAAATGCTTCTATTGACTTGTTGGGACAGGAAAACGGTGTAAACGTTAATACATTGTCTGCCGGCGCGGTGAAAGACTGGACGGTTGCCTATTTGCAATCGAGAGTGGCAAATGAAGCACAGGACAACCTATTGCTTTCGTTCAAAGATGTTCTTGTTACAAGACAGGAAGATGCTTGGTTTGTAACCTATAAGATCGTTGTGAACAATGAAATCAACAAGTTGTTCTTCACAGGCTTCTTAATTCGCGGATAATAATTCTAAAACATAGATATTATGCAGACATTCAGTGCACCTATGGCATATATCAAGATCGGCAACGAAACAGCCGGTTTTGTTAGAAATATAACCGTACAGGAACAAATCAACCGTGTGGATGTACAGGGATTGGGTAGTTTGCCTATTCAGGAAATTCCGCCGGTTTCTTATAGATGTTCGGCAACGGTAGATCAGTTCTTTTTGTCTTTCAAAGCTCCGGTAGTGGAAGCCATGATTCATCGTCTGGGGACTTTGCAGGAGGTTTTGGACACTCTTACGTTTGCAGAGCAAGGGTTCTCTATCATGATCTATAAGAAATTGGTACAGAACTTTGATGACGCTCGTAAGATGGTAACAAGTGTTGATCCGACAGGACAGACAGTCGCTCTTTTGACACCTTGTTTCATTGAGAATCAGAATTGGCAGTTGCAAGAGCAATCTGTTTCAAGTTACAATGTTAATATCAGATACCTCCACCCTATAGTAACTGCTGAATATTAAGTATTGAAAATAAGATAGTTACTATTTTTATAGTAGATTTTAACTAATTTTAAAGGTAAGAATTGAAGATGTTATATCTAAAGTTCTTACCTTTGTTGTGTATAACAATAAATGCCCATACAAAGATTGCAGTCAATGTATGGGCAGATTTCGATAAATTGAACTTAAATTGGTTTTGGATATGAAAGCTAATTTTGACAAAGGTACAAAAATTTGCTCTAAGTGCAAGAGAGAACTCCCTATTGAGAATTTTCAAAAGAATTGTGCTGCTACTGATGGACTTACTTGTAGATGTAAAGAATGTTTGTCTGTTAAAAATTTAACAGAAGAAGAAAGAAAGAGAAGAGTGGAATCTGTAAGAAAGTATCAACAAACGCTTAAAGGACAAACAAACAGGGAAAGACAAAATGAGCGAAGGAGAAATGATACAGAATATAAAGAAAGAGCAAGACAAAAACGTTATGAGTATTATCATAAGTATTTGGCAAATCCAAAAAAGACAAAAGAAATAGAGATAGACGAAAACGGAAATGAATTTTTTGTATGTTCTACATGTGGGAAGAGACTTCCGATAGATTGTTTTCATTTGGATAACTCTACAAGATTGGGGGTAAATTTTTCTTGTAAAGATTGTGTGAATAAGAGGAAAAGAGAGTTGTCTCATACAGAAGAATATAGGGAGAAGAATAGGATAAAATCTGCCAAATTTCGATCGACTGAATTTGGCAGAAAATATATGAGTGAATACAATTTAAAAAGATTGTATGAGAATAATCAAGCGAGAATGAATCTTAGATTACATAATCTGCTTAGAAAAATGATTCATCGCCCTACTTATAGTGGAAGTATGCTTAGGTTGATTGGCTGTTCAAGAAAAGATTTTATTGATTTTATTGAATCTCAATTTAAAGAAGGTATGTCATGGGATAATTATGGCAAAATATGGCACATTGACCATATCGTTCCATGTTCCTATTTTGATTTGACAGATGATGAAGAACAAAGAGTTTGCTTTAATTGGAGGAACACACAGCCTTTGTTCTCTAAAGATAATTTCAGTAAAGGAAATAACATATTGGAAGGATCGCAGGAACTTGTAGATTTTATTTGTCAAGAACTGAATATAAAGAAGAAAATAGTATTGAAGCTAAGAACAAGAGAAGAATAGGTATTGGACCATTTTTTGTTACTTATAAGTATTGTTTTTAATATAAACAATTGATTTAAAGTGATTTATTTGTGGTCCAGTTTAGTGCTTATAAAATAATCTTTTTAGAAAGCGGGGTGAAAATTCCGCTTTTTATCTTTTATCATTATCTTTGTGCATATCAATCAATTAAAAATCATATAGTATGGAATCGAAAGAGATTACAGTGAAAGGAAGAAAGTACGAGATCAGTTTCCCGAATGTTGGACAGTATTACCAAATTGAGGTAAATAAACAGAGATTGGGTAAAGGGAGTTACAACTCTATGATTGGCAACCCTACCATTTCTGCGCAGCGTGCTTTGGATATGATAGATGTGGAAGCTGCACTTTCTGTTTTGTGCCCACAATTGATGTCCGATTTGAAAGTGAAAAGTTTCTCTGAATTGGGACTGAAAGATTACAAAGAAATTTGTGATATTTATATGCACGATATTTTCCCGTTCTTGAAGGAGGCTGAAAAAATTCTTTCATCTGTAGACTGATGAATCGGGAAGAATACAAAAATTTTGTCGTAAGATGGGATAATATGTTTCCTATTGATAGATGGTATAGGAATAAACATAAAATCCCGTTTCTTTCAGAAGAACATAAGAAATGTGATTTTTTTGCAGAACTTATGGAATTTGAAGAAGACAAAGTTTTTTATGAACTGCAACAGGAAAAAGAAGAAAAAGAAAAACAAGAATATATTCCTAATATTGGAGATTGGCTAAAAGCACCGGAAGGTGGAATTTCGGAACAAGATACTGCTTTCTATGAAGATCAGATGTTTAAGATGATCGAGTTTGAACAGAAAGCAAAAGAGATAAAGGAAAATGGCGAACGCGGAGAAAAGGCTTAGAGTTTCGGTAGACACTTCTCAACTTAGGGCTATAGGTGGGGAAATGGAAAGTATTCAGCGAAGGATCGTTGAAAACAACGACAATATTCTTCGTCAGCAAAATGATGCTATCAATCAGCTTAGGGAACAATTGAATCTTTTGGGACGACAAAATTCCGAAAGAGGAAGGCAACCTGTTTCTCCTGTTCGTCCCACTCAACCAACCCCACAACCGGAAGAAGGAGAAACAGAACAACCAACTCCTACTCGAAGAAAGAGAAGAACGAAGCAAGACGAAATAGATAGTCTTAGAGGACAACTTGACGTTTATCAAACCGGTGGTGCAAGGGCTATAGATTTGAATGCACTTTTGGGTATCAATAAAGAAGGTTTTGCTTCTGTGGTGGAGGCGATCGCTTCTGGGAATGGCGATATTTCCGGTATAGCCGGACAAATACTTCAACAAGTACAAGCCGGCACAAGAGCTTTAGAAGCCATACAGGAAGGTATTTTTTCTATAGATGAAACTTTGTACAACGGAAGGGGTACATCTGGCGGAGGTTCAGGAATACAACCTATTCCGGTTCCCACCCCGACACCGGTAGACAGAGAGCCAACTACTATTACAAGGGAAAGACAAGAAAATGTGGAAAGAGGCAGCGATAGAAGCACTGCTACCAATATCGCAACAAGGGTTATTTCCGGCGTAGGAGCCACTTTCCAAAGTCCGGCTGCTATGGGTGGCGGGATCATTTCTTCTTTAGGCGGAATTTTAGGGGAAGGGCTTTCTTTAATCCCCGGTGTAGGAGGATTTTTAGGCGGAGTTACAACGGCTATTGCAAATGTGGCTGCTGGTATTTTTACGACTTCTGTAGAAAAAGCTATGGAAGCTCAAAAAAGAACTATAGCCTATTCTCAAACAATGGGAACAACTGCCGGACAATCTATGGCTACGGCTTTCAGAGAGGGTAGCTACGCTTCTTCTGCTTTGGGAATGAATGTAGGTGAATACATTCAAAGACGTGCTGAACTTATTCGTGCCGCCGGCGGAAAAGAAGCAACTGTAGCACCTGTACCGGAAACACAAAGTTTGATGGCTGTACAGCGTTTATACGGGCTTAGCGATCAGTCGGTAATGGGAATGCAAGGAGCAATGCGTTTCGCTCGTACAGAAGAAGGACAAACAGCTTCTTCATCTGCTATTATCCGATCTTTTGAACAAACTATGAAGCAACTTCAAATTCCGCTTAGTGAAATTGCTTCTACTATGGATGAAAGTATGACTACTTTTGTCCGGTCTGCTGATGATATTCTCTCTCGAACAGGTGAGATAGATGCGGCAAACATAGCTGCTATTATGCGTGCCGTTCGTCTGCAAACAGGAATGGAGGGTAGACAACTTGAACGGGTTCAAGAGGCTTTTATGGGTAAAGGGATTTCACAGGATGAAGTAACACAAGCTTTGCTTCTTAGAGCGGTACAACAAGCAACAGGAGCCAGAACGCCTTCGGAAGCGTTTGCAAAAATGGACGATTTGACGAAAGACCCTGATATTATGAAAGAATTTTTGCAGATTTTACAGCAGTATGCAGGTGGAAGTCTTGAAATGATGCGTAATCTTATGAAGGGAGCTTTCACAAATCTTACATGGACAGATGTCAATGAACTTACGGCAGGTGGTAATTTTGATTATGAGAAGATATTTGAAACGGTTCGTCAAGCGGAACAATCCTTACAACAACGTAACGATCCGACAAATAGATATGAACCTACTGCTGCCGAAAGAACCGTTACGTCAGGGGAAAAAATGATGTCGACTTATGAGAATAGAATGATCGGCATTGGGGAAGCAAATATAGATAGATTGGGTAAAATTTTGAATGCTTTGAATGGTATTTATACGTCTATTTCAGATACATCGTCTTCGGTAGAAAGTTTTTATACACGTTTTATGGAAGCGTACAAAAAGAACGATGGATCAACCATGCAGCAATTATCTACTGTATTACATGGACTTCCGTCTCTTTTGATGTACGGTTTTCTTAAAAGTCCAAAAAAAGAGGAGGAGTAATCTATGACAGAAGAAAAAAATAAAGAATTAAAAAATCCACCTATTTATCCTTTGGAAAGCTATCAGCAAGCAAAACCAGAGGACTTTATAAACTATTGGCAAAAAATTCTTCCGTCTGGGAAAAAGAAATTTACACCCTCTGAATTGATGAAGGTGGAAAACGGTAAGGGTATCACAAATTTGGATATTATTTGGGGAACGTATGATAAGGAAGAACAAGCCAAATACAAAAGTGACTATGATTCCGGCACATTGCCTTATATAAAACAAGGAACGGTTTTGTGGTGTCCTAAAGGAGATACACCTATTTCTCTTGTGAAAGCTGCAAAAGAAGGGCAGTTTGTTTCACAGGGAAGTTTTAAAGCATATTGGGGAGATAATTATGAAGAATTGATAAGTGATTCCGAATATTTGCCCGATACAAATGTAACTTCTGCATTGGAAGGAACCGGGATAAATGCCAAAATAATATCTATGAACATCCGGGTATGGATGTACATAAAATCAATTGACAAAGTGATCGACCTATCTCCTTATGTGTTGCAGACGGTTACAACTAAATCTAAACAAACAGGAGAGTTTAGCATTTTGTTAGCACCTTTTTATTTTAATGGAAGCTCATTTAAGTTTGGGGATTCTGTTTTGGAACAATTTAATACAGTTTCTAATACTGGTGCGCAAGTTAAGTCTTTCCAAGAGAAATTTATACAAAACAACGATATTGTCTTTATACGGTTTGAACGTTTGCAAAAAGAAAACAATAAAGGAGATGTGGATTTTGGCAAACGTGTCGATTTGGAAATTCCTGTTTCTAAAGTAGCAAAGGACAATATTTGGGATATGATAGGGTTTGTAGATACTTGTACCACATCTTACGAAGCACAAGGAAACATAAAATCCATTACAATAGAAGGACGGGACATAAACAAATTGTTTTCAGATGATGGTTGCTATTTTATCCCTTTGCTTAATGCAACCGATACATTTTCTCATTGGTATGAAATGAGCGAAGATAGTATTTGGTTTAAAAGAAACGTCCTTACAGGTGCATTCTCCAATCTTTTGTGGTCGTACCAAATGAAGCCTATCCGGGAATGTATTTGGTTTATCGTGAACGTGATGTCAAACATAGGTATAGCAAAGAATAGTGTGTTTGATTCATGGCAAGATAAAAGAACAGAAAGTTATGATATAGGTGTAGATGAAAAACAATCTGTAAATGGAATTTGGCAAATATTCAAAGTGTTTGTGGAAGATGTACTTGAAAAAAGAGTGCTCATAGATTCTTCTATTGCAAATCCGAACGGTACACTTTTGGAGTATATGAATAGGGTTTGTCAATTCCCTTTGGTTGAATTTTATTTTGATACTTATGTCAATACGATAGACCTTGTAGTAAGACAACCACCGTTCAACAAGGATGCTATTTTGGGTGCATATAAGAATGGGCAGTATATTACGGTTAAGTCTGAAAACATGCACGGGTATGATTTGTCTTATGACACAAGAAGTTATTCATGGTATCAGTTAAAAGTAATGAGCAATCATGCCGGGCAGACAAATACAACAAGTCTTGCCTTTGTTCCTATTGTATATTTGAATGAGTATGCGGAAGTTTTTGGTAACAAGAAAATGTCCTTTACGGATCAATATTTGAATTACAAGGATTTGGAAGGAACGGAAGCAACTCGATCTCTTGCAAACTTTCAGGCGGCCGCAACAAACGATTTGATTTACATTATGGAATCAACAGCTTATTTACCGTTTACAAGGACAGGAACTATTACGATCAACGGGGACAGAAGAATAAAGGTCGGGACGTTCATTTATTTTGAACCGACAAACGAGTTCTTTTATGTTTCTTCGGTTGTAAACAATGTTTCGTTTTTGGATGGCAACTTGCAAAGACAAACGATTTTACAAGTAGAAAGAGGTATGTATATGCCGATTCTTTCTAACTCTTTCTCGAATGTGAAGAACCGGCAGGATAATGCCGGAGAAGAAAGTAAAGATGTCAAACCGGATTATTTCAAATTGATTGATTTGACAGAAATAAGAAATGCAGCAAAGCAAGCAGAAGCGGATAAAATAACAACGCTTGTCATGCCTAAAGTGGATAAAGATCAGTTTGATTATTTTTTGAATCGTAAGATGTTTAGTTAATTATGGCAGGGGGAAAGGTAAGAAAATTAAACGGTTCTTCTGAACCTATTTCATTTGGGTTTATAGTCATTCCTAACGGAGTGGACAGGGATTTGTATGTAGAGACTTGCTTTCGTACCGGGCGTGTTTCTGTTATGGGAAATGGCGGTGTTTTCTTTAGGGATATATATATCACAAACGAAGTGTTGGCGAATATAGAGTTTCCTTTAAAAGAAAATGAGCAAGGGTCAGCAGTGGTGATAGCTACTAATCCGTATGACGGTATTCCTATTGTAGTAGGAAGTTATTGTAGAAACGATCAATCTCCTATGTGGAAAGAGAATACCTTCCGGTTTAGAAAAACAATAGGAAATGTGACGGCCTCTTTGATGGTTGACCCTACTGATAATACAATTTCTGTTTCTATCAATTCCCCTGAAAAGGCTTCTGTAAATGTGAAAGCAACCGGTTCCTTTGAATCGGAGGTGAATATTGAATCTACCGGTAAAGTGAATGTGGCGGGTGGTGAAATGATTTCTGTAAAGAGTTATACCCAAATGGAAGCTAAGATTGTCAATCCTGAAAAACCGGAGGAAGAAGAAAGACGTGTTTCTATGGACTTGGAAAAGGTTTCTTTCCATTGGAAAACAGAAGAACTTGAACAATCTTTACAGGTAGATGATACAGGCGTGTCGGTTAAAATTGGGGATGATGTACAAAGTACAATAACTAAAGAACAGTTGGATTTGAAAACAGGAGCTTCTACACTCAAAATGAACAATGATATAATTGAGTTCAATGGTGGAGGACTGAAAGGATTGGTGGAATTGGATAATCTTACAAGTAAATTGAACGCATTTGTAAGTACATTCAATTCTCATACACATAATGTACCAGCCGGTTCATTTTTGGTTAGTGCAACAGCAGGTGTACCAAGTCCTGCACCTGTACCTGTTACTTCACCAACACAATCGGCACAATCTTTCAATGCTTCTGATTATGAGAATGAAAAAATAACACAGGGATAGTGTGTTACAAGAAAAAGTTTGTACTTTTGAGAAACAATTTAAACACTTATAGCCGTGGCAGTTTTGGATTCAGTAGTTAAGACAGCAAAATCAACGCTTAAAAATTTGGGACGTTCCATGATGGCAACGCAATTCCCGAATGATTTTGAGGTGTATATGTGCTCTTTGGAATTGGCAGATTCTAAGGATAATACGATTGATGTCTTCACTTTTCCTATTAGCCCGGAAAGTATTGACAAGAGTGAGCCGAAAAGAACAACTGTGGTTAATACGGCAGGTGGCGTTACTGTTTTGACTTCTCCGGTATTTATGCCGCAATCTATATCCATAAAAGGGAATTTTGGACGAACATTCAAGATTCTTTTATCCGGTTCCGATAGCGTTTCTTTAACCGGTGCGGCTTTCAGTATAGCAGCAGGAAAACGTTATCTTTACCAATTGCAAGGGAAAAGTACAAGTTCACTTACAATGCCTTCTTTTAATGCCGGCATAAAAACCGGATATGGTTGTATTAAGATATTACAGTCTATTATAGACAAAAGTAACGGGGTGGATGAATTGGGCTTTCCTATGAAGTTGTATTTTTATAATATGGCATTAGGAGAAAGCTATTTGGTTACTATCCCGCCAAGAGGGGTAACGTTCAGTCAGAATATTTCTAAAAATATGATATGGGAATATAATCTTGAAATGACGGTTATAGCTCCTTTGGAGGCTGTTTCCGCAACGAAAGGAGCTAAGAGTTCCCTTGTATCAATGTGTTCCTCTAATGTCATACAAAAGGGGATAAATGAGTTTGCAAGTTCACTTTCAAAAGGATTATTGGGCAATGGTTGAAGATATGTTCGATAAATTTTTCAGAATAACTGGGTACGATATAAAATCCTACTTTCAGAAGTTTGTGGATTTTTGTACCAACGATTATCCTTTGATTACTGACTATTATAGTAATGGTGGTGAGCTTGATAAGGATTCTTTTTTGCGTTTGGTTGAGTTGGTAAGAGAATCCGAAACGATTGAACCTCTATTTATTTTACATGAGAATACTTTGGATGATATTTCCATGTGGGAGATATTGGATAATTTTACAGAAACGCAAACCAAACTTTCTACTATAAAAAGTTCTGCAAGGTGGCTCCGTAGTTCTTCTTTGGAGAGAAACAATACTTTGCAGCTTGAAAAACATTTGAGAACGGGAGAGCGGTTTGAAGATGTGGCAAGACAACTTAATAGTGAAAACCCGGAAGATGATTGGATGAATATTACAATTCCTCAATATATAGAGGAAACTGATTATTCATTTACCGATGGTGGAGGTATTTTTTATGTCAACCTTAAAAATATCGGCAACAATTATCTTGACACGGTAGTAGACGTATTGGTAGGCGACAATATATTGGGACGGGATATTGACCTTAATTTTGTGTTTGAAAATGACGATTTGAAGATAGTGGTAGGAGATGATGCTATACGGCAAGCTCTTGATGCCATCTTGTCTGCACAAAAGGGTGCAATACCTGAATTTAAGGATTATGGTATTGCGAATGAATTTATTGGTACGACAGTAAACGCCATTCAATATCCGTCTATTTTTAAGAACGTTATGAATATGTTCCAAAGAGATTCAAGATGGGATTCTGTGGAGCTTATGGACGTAAAAAGAGAGGATGATGCGGTATTCCTTTCTTTGCAATGTAAAACCGTAACAAAGAAAGATTATTTAGTTAATGTTCCTATATAATTGATATTCAGATGATAACGAAAACAAGTGCAACGATAACCAATTTGAAAAATCTCTTTATAGAGATGTTTTTGGATAAAACTGCCAAAGTAAGCAATGTGGCAGACGGTTCGGTTGTGAACGCAACTGCATTCGGTGTAGCTAAAGTGGCTCAAAAGGCAATGAAAGATATTGCCATAAAAGAAGCGCAGATATTCCCAGACACGGCAACCGGCGTTTATTTGGATAAGGCGGCTGCTTTGTATGGGGTAAGTCCTCGAAAGGGAGCACTCGGTTCTTCAACTTACATTAGGGTGTCTGCTGATCCGGGCACTGTGTATGATACCACTGTTACTTTTGTAAGTAAGAATGGTATTCGTTTTCAGGTGGATGAATCTCTTACAGTGGGCGAAAGCGGTTATGGTTATGTAAAGGTAAGGAGCGTGAATGCGGGCTATACCACCAATGTTGCGCCTAATAGTATTACGAATGTCAACCCACAACCACAAGGACATATTGAATGTACGAATGAGTATTATGCTATTGGTGGACGGGATAGTGAAGATGACGAAACTTTTCGTATTCGTATCAAAAACAATCTGAATGTTCTAAGTAAGAATACTGTAGAATACTGGACACAAGTATTGAACGGTATTGATGATCGTGTTTTAAAGGTGATGGCTGCTGGATTAAACGAACAAGGCATTTATAACCTTTATATTGTATCACAAAATGGTATTTTCTTTACGGAGGATGAATTAGGAACATTGCTTGAACAGGTACAAGGGTATTTTAGTCTTTCGGATTTGAATATAGAGGGGAAAGCTGTAGGGATTTCTCTTAAAAACATAGATTGGTTTTATGTCGGTTCTGAAAGAGGATTGGATTTCCGTGTGCAATTACAGCCGGATTATGATGTAGCTACAGTGCGCCAGAATATCCAAGTAAATCTTACTAAGTATTTGGATTTCCGTTTTTGGACACCGGGCGATGTTGTTGAATGGGACGATTTGTTGGATATTGTGAAAAAGACAGAAGGCGTGAAATATGTGCCGGATGAATACTTTTTCCCGTATTACGATCAGCAAGTCCCGGCAAATCAATTGCCGCGTATCAGAGGATTTATTATGCGGGATCAGGATGGTAATATTCTGTATGATTCTGACAGTAATCTTTCACCTTTGTTCTATCCGGCGGAATCAGAAGATTTGTTTGTCGGTATTAATGACAGTTCTTTGAATCTTTATCAGACAGCATTTTTCAATGTAAAAGATTCAGATGGGAACCCGGTAGAAGGTGTAAATATTTCTATTGGTAACAATGGTATTTCAACAAATGAACAGGGACAGGCTTCTTTACAGCTTGCAAATGGACAATACTCATATATTGCTTCTTTGCAAGGGTATATTCCGGTAGAAGGAACGTTTGTTGTTCTGAATGGCAGTGTTTCTATTGATGTGGAAATGGTTAGAGCACCTTATACGGTTACTTTCCGTGTACGAGATGAAAGAGGTGCGGTAGTACCTTATGCAAACGTGACAATGGACAATAGAACAACCACTACCAATATAGAGGGTGTTGCTACTTTGTCGGCAAGAAACGGGAATTATCCTTATTTGATTTCAAAGTTGGGATACGATGATTATTCCAACAATGTAGTCGTGCAGGATGGTAACGCACAGGTAAATGTGGAAATGGAACTTACTGTATGGACGATTACAGTTATTGTAAAAGATACAGAGAATGTTCCTATTGTCAACGCTGTCGTTAATGTAAATAACGGTCAATATCCTACCAATCAACAGGGAGAAGCGGAAATTCCGTTTGTAAACGGTCAATACCCTGTGACGATTGAAAAAGCCGGATACGATACATTGAATGGATCAATTACAGTTAATAATTCAAATGCAGATGTGACATTTGAGTTGGATTATTTCTTGTACGATGTTTTGTTTAATGTTTATCAAGTAAATCAAGGTACGCCGGCAGACGGTGCGCTTGTAACAATACAAGGACAACCGTCTGCACTACCTGTAAACAGTTTAGGGCAAGCAACTACAAAATTGAAGAACGGTGAATACAATTATACTATCACAAAAAGAGGATACGATGATTTGACCGGTTCGTTCAATGTGCAGGGACAGAATGTTAATGTTGAAAAAACACTTGATTTGAAACATTACAATGTTGTTATTACTGTTCTGGATAGTGATAACAATGAACCGGTTCAGGGCGCGGCAGTAAATATTAATAGCAGTTCCTATCCTACTGACGATAACGGTCAAGTTACTGTAAGTCTGCAAAACGGCACTTATCCTTACACTGTCACAAAATCTGGCTATTATGATGGTGATTCTTCGGTTACTGTTCTGGATAGTGATAACAGTTCGGTTGTCAATTTACAGGCAAGGTTATATAATGTGATTATGTCTGTAAGAGACCCGGGACAACAGCCTATCGGAAACGCTACGGTAACTATCAATAACAATACTTATCAGACGCAATCAAACGGACAGGTATCTTTGCAGTTAAAGAACGGTATATATCCGTTTACCGTTACAGCTACCGGAATGGAAGATTATTCCGATGATTTGACGGTAGCAAGTGCGGACATACCGTTGCTTGGTATAAACATGGAGTACAGAAAGTATAATATTACTTTTGCGGTAACAACAGATGAAGGAATTGCAGTAGGTAATGCAAATATCCATATTAATGATAACGATTATCAAACTTCACAAGGTGGTTTGGTAACAATTCCCCTTTCTAATGGCACTTATTCTTATACAGTCGCTAAAGCTGGCTATGTACCGACAGAAAGTAGCGTTACGGTATCGAATGCGGATAAGAACGTAGCGGTTACGGTTACGGCAATGTCTTATGATGTTACGTTTGTTGTAAAGGACAATATGGCTTCTCCTAATCTTTTACAGGATGTTGAAATTCAGATATTCGGTAGGGAAGATGCTCTTACAACAAATGCAAGCGGTGAAGCTACAGTTAGTTTGAAAGTAGGAAGTTATACTGCTACTTTTACAAAGGATGGTTATAAAGGTGAAGAATTATCTTTTGAAGTTTCCGGTGAAGAAACTTTTACCCAGATATTAAAGAAAATCTGGAATTTGTCTTTCAAAGTCAGTGCGGTAGAAAAAACGGTTTTACAAGGTGTTACTATTAATGTAAGTGGTGAGGCTCTTGTGGGTGGTTCTACTACGCTTACAACAAAGGAAGATGGCACGACCGATCCGGTACAGGTCATAAATGGTGCTTACGATTGGAACGCTTCGCTTACGGGTTATTCACCGGAAGAAGGTGTAGGAAGTATTAATGACGATAACGAAATAAAGGAAGTTGAATTGACGTATGGTTTTGAAACGACATTTACAGTAAAGGATAATTTGGGTTCTCCTGTGGATGGCGTTCAGATCGTTGTTGATGGTTCAGAAACGCTTACGACTGCAAATGGAGGTATTGCAGCAACTAATCTTTCTACCGGTACGCATACATATACCTATTCAAAAGACGGGTATGTAAGCGGTAGTGGTACGGTACAGATTGAAGAAGCAGAAAAAAGTGTAGATATTACAATTAATGCCGGTGCTGTTGTCACTTTCCATACAACTGCCAAAAGCGGTAATTTGGCAAATGTAAAGATTGTGATAAGCCAAGCTACAAAAGCAGGTAAAGCAAAAGCAAGGGCACTTCCGAAAACGATCGTTACCAATCAACAAGGTATTGCTACGATAAGTTTACCTTCGGGAAATTATGTTTATTCTATTCCTACAAGCGAAACGGATAATACCGATTTGATTGATGTACCGGATGGAACTTTCCAAGTGGGTGCGGAAGCTAAAACTTTGGAGCTTGATTTGTCAGATTATTTGAAATATACAATCAAATTTCAAACCATACCAAGTGTTAGTGGTGTAAATATTACACTTAATAGAGAAAGCGAGCAGGTCGGTACGGGAAGCACAAATGGCAGTGGTGCAATTGAGTTCAAAAACAGAAACGGAGAATATACCTATACGGCAACGAAAACTGGTTATGTCGATTTGTCTGGAAGTTTTACTGTAAATGACGGTGCAGCGATTATTACGCTTAATATGCAGCAGATTTCTACTGTTACGTTTACGGTAAAGAAAGAAATTGACAGTTCTCCTATTCAGAATGCCGTTGTGGAAATGGTGGATCAACTTGATCCGTCTAACAAATACAAAGGTACGACAGGTGCAAATGGTGTTGCCACTATGAATTTTGCTGGTGGGGATTTTGAATGGTCGCAGGATGATGATGCAGATTATTCGGGTATGTTTGTCTTGACTGAAAACGAAACATACACTATACCTTCTGCCGGCGTACCGGGTGATCAGATGAAAACGTACTTCCCCAATGGTGTGGTTTGTTCTCCTGTAACAGTATTTGATACAGCAGAAGGTTCAGCAACTATAAGTGCAAGCTATGTTCTGAATCAAAGTATGATAGATGGATGGAATGGAAGTTGGGATGCAAAGAAAAGGAATTTTACGCTTACAGGAGTAAAGAAAGAGGGAACGGCTACTGTTACTAATGATTATACTATTTTTAATGTTGATGCAGGATTTGTATTCAATATATTGAACGAGATAATGATAGAGCCTATTGTAGATATAAATTACAATAAGGCTTTGGACTTTGGTGTAAAAGTTTCTGGCGTTCCTGAAAATTTGAAAATTGTTGCTAATTGGGGAAGTGCAGGAAGTCCAAATACCGTGCCTTTAGTGAACGATACTATTCAAAGAATCCAGCTTTCTGATCTTATTTTTGATGCGGAAGGACTGACTGGAAGCACTGTTTTTAGTTTAAATCTTGTCTCGGCAGACGAAGGCTCTATATCTACAGACGATATAAAGAACCTTAACATAACTATTTCTTTCTATGGAAAGAAGTTTGCGAGTACGGAAGTGCCGGAAAACAAAGTGCTGTATGGAAATTACAATTACACAATGACACCACCTTCACCTTATGAAACACAGTCTGGTGTGTTGAATGTAAACACCCCTGCTATCAATAAAGAACTTTTGGTTGCAAATAACACAGAAGTGACATTTAAGGTAACTGAACAAAAGGAGATACCTTTTGTATTCCGTCCCAAAGTGGGTGATTTTGTGTATGGCGATAAAACTTGGTCTACTGAATTGGATTCATCAAAGACTTGTGTGGGTGTAATTACAGATGTAAGAAGTAGAGATTTTGACTTTATGGCACTAAATAATCTTGTTGAAGCTCCTTGGTCAACTACTGCTGAGATTATTGCAGGTGCTTTTGTAAACCCATTATGGAGAGTTGCTTTAATTGATTTTAGTGGGAAGACAAATACAGAAGCTATCGTTTCTTCTCAATCAAGTGCAAATGATATTGCGGCAGGTAAATGCAATAACTATTCTACAGAAGGTTTTGGAGCAGGTTCTTGGTATTTGCCTTCTATTGGACAATGGAAAGTGGCGTATTACAATAAATCTGTAATAACGGCTGCAATGAATAAAACAGCAGGTTTACCTATTCGAGAAGATGATTATTGGACAAGTTCGCAAAATGATGCAGCAAATGCTTATTATTTTGCTTGGGATAGCAATGCTGTTGGTACTGTAGGGAAAATTAGTAACAGTTATCCTTCACGCCCTTTCTGTACATACGAATACAATCCTATTCCTAACGGAGTATATATCTGTGATTACTCTGGTAATCGTTACACAACAGAAGAATGGGTAAGTTCAGGAAAATCATCCAGCGAGGCTATTGGCGTAGGTGTGGTTACAGATGACGTAGCATTTATGATTTCTTCTACTTATTTGTGGAAGACTCAAACTTGGGGAAGTGATGCTGATTTAGACTCTCCTTTTGATAGTACTAACTTTATAGCTTATTTGCCTCAACTTTTTCATGGTAAAGCCTATACAGATTATATGGTGTCTTTGCTGGATAGTGGTAGTGCTGCTCGTTATTGTAAGGATGTGGTTGCTCCCGGTTTCCCGCAAGGTTCAGGATATCTACCTGCTACGGGAGAGGTAAATGTGCTTCACGACAATTTAACGGCCGTAAAAACTGCTTTAGAGTTAATAGGTGATGCTGCTATACCAGCGAGTAAAATGTGGACTTCAATAGTAGCAGGCAGTGGTTCTGCTTATTATTCAAATGTAGAGGCTGGTACAATAGAGGTACAGATCAGGAATACGGCTGGCAATGTTTTACCTTTCTTTTCATTTCCTTTTAAAGGTGGTATGGAAGAAGGAGTGTACATTCTTGATAAAAACAATAAGCTATATGAGAAAGATCATTACTCCGGCACTTCTGATGATGCTGTAGGGGTTGCTGTAATGACTTCTCAATGTCAGTTTGTGATAGGTAAAAATACTTATTCTCAATTGGTTTGGTCAAATAGTTACACAAATGTAACTGGAATTTCTACTTCAACTAATGACTATGCAGGAGAAAGCAACACTGATAAGATCATAGAACAATTGGGAAGCGATGCTCCTGCTGCATATTATTGTCGTAATACAAGTGGATTGTTCCCAGAAGGATGGACAGGGTATTTACCGGCAATAGGTGAGCTTGTTGTTGCGTTCCCTTATAAAGCTCAAATTCTTGCATGTATGGAGAAAATAGGCGGCAGCAACAATTTGTTTGGTGATATATATAGTTGGAGTTCGACTATAGTTTCATCAAGTTCCAATTACGCATATAGCCTACAGAATGCTAATGGTAACACTTCGGTAATAAATAAAGATTGGCGATATAGTGTTTATGCCTTTGCCCGTGTCCGCAATATCATTTCAACACCTATTTTCGGTGCACTTGTCAAAATGACTTCTACTGCTGGTACGGTAACAGGAATTACAAATAGCGAAGGTGAAGCGGTTCTTTCTGTGGAGCTTGATCAGAGTTACAATTATGAGGTTTCTGCTGACACGTATTTGACAGTTACAGGAGATGCCGGTACGGTAACAGAGGCTAAAACGATTGAGGTAGCATTGCAGCCGGGTAATGGATTGAACATTACTATCCATAAAAATAATTTGTTTGGTGATATTATATCAGGCGTTCAAGTGGTTGTGTCCGATCAGACTACAGAACAAGTTTACGCAACCGGCACAACGCCTGCAAGTGGAGCTTTGATTTTATATCTGCCGACAGGGACGTTCAAAATAACGGCACAAAAAGATGGATATGTATCGAGAGAAAGTACAGTAACCATTAGTGAGGGTGACGGTAATAAGTATGAGGCATATATGGAGGAAATCTTTTCCTATTTTGAAGTGCAGATAAAAAGAGCCGGTTCTATAAGTGGATATGTTCCAAGTGAAATTGAACTTAGACAAGTGGGTGAATCCACTGTTCTTCAAACTGCAAGTACATCTACTGGGACAGCAACATTTAACAATGTCGTGTATGGAACTTACGATTTGTACATGCCGGAAGGGGATTATTCTAAAGAGATAACGCAAAGAATTAACGTGACAAGTAATGGTATGCAGGTTCAACTAAATGTAGTACCGCTTTATTATGTACATATAAAGGTACTGCCTGCCGGTGGACAAATTACATTGGTGGATTCAGATGGAAAGTCGCATCAAGGATCGGCAGCACCAGCAACCTATACGGCAAGCATTCCAAAAGTACCTGCCGGAAATTATTCGATCACAATCACGTCCGAAGGGTACGATACGTTTACAACGAACGGTGTGTTTGATGTGATATTTGGACAATCTTTCTCTTTGGAATACACTTTGTCCAAACCCTCAAAACTTGTACAAATCACATCAAATCAATCCCACTACCAATTGGATACCTCCTACAAATACATTTCCCTTCTTTTAGTAGGGAGAGGGGGAGGAAGATTGTTGGATTGGAGTAGTTGGAGTAATTTTGTCTTGGAAGGTGGAACAACAGGACACATTGTATATGTTGAAAACGTTCTACTTTCAGATATAACAAAAAATAATAGTGTAAATATTATCTTTAATACCTCACCAAATAACGGAGTTTGGGCAGTTGGTACAGTAATGTCTTTGTACCTCGGAGATTCCCCTGAATATCTGTTGGCTTATAATGGGCAGGAATCTCCAGCGGGCGATTCAGTAATGAATCCTCGTATAGTTTTGGGCAATTACACTGTTTATAACGCTAAATCTTCCGGTGGATTTGCTGCTCATGGTGCGGGTAATTATTATTGTTCTGGAAGCTATGGTAGCCAAAATGCAAATGAATTGACTGGAAGCCAAGCATACCAATATATGCAACCCGCAGGTGCGCCGGGTGGAGATGGTACTTTTGGTTTTAAATGTTCTTATGAGGTAAATTTTGCATCACCTCGAACCAACCCTATCACTTCTGCAAAGACTATCCCTATTTCATCCATTTTTGGAGGGACTTCTAAAGGATCAGCAGGGTATTTAAACAAACACAGCGAATTAAGAACTGGTGCAAGTGTTTACGGCGGAGCCGGATATGGCAATTCATGGGAAGGAGCTGTAAGTGGTGTAAGAAAAGCCGGTTATGGATGTGGAAGATCATCTTCTCCAGCAGATGAAGATGCAGGGAACCAAACGTTACCCGGCGACGGAATTGTCTGCTTGTATTATCATAATGAACCAATTTAAAAACAAAATAGGGAGAGCTTAAATGCTCTCCCCTTTAATTTGTTGATATTCAGCTATTTAAATAGGATTGTTGTGGTAATAGATACAAACGATACCTGCACCTTCGTTGTAATCATTTGTTCCACTTCCTATTTTAAAACAAGTTCCACCGGCTCCATATCCTGCCGATCCATTTGGATTTGCTTCTCCATAACCACCTCCACCACTGGCTTTACAGTTCGTAGTAGAAGTGAAGTAGCTTAGTCCACCTGTTCCTGTACCACCAAACACAGACCGAATAGGGATGGTTTCACTCGCTCTCATTCCGGTGTTGTAGTCCGGACCTTGTGTTCCAAGTCTTCCGTCACCACCTTCTCCGCCTTGCATAGTTGTAGCGGTAGATGTGGTTTGTTCGCCACTTCCATAAGTACCACCACTACCGGCTGTTAGAACAGGAGTGGCAAGCCCACCTTCCGTTCTTCCGTAAACAAAAAGACCACTGTCTGTGTCTCCGTTTAAAGCAAATTCCCAATAATCCTGCCTGTAATCCTGTCCGTTGGACATATCGCCTAAAAAGGCAGTTATTGCATTTCCTAAACTTTGATTATAGCGAACATATAAACCGGGACTGGAAGAAGCGGAAGTGATATATCTAAAATCTATTTCAGCAATATAAGCAATACCACCAACACCGTCACTGGAAGTTATTATGTTCTTTTTAAAGGCAATCATACCGCCATCTCCACCCATACAACCACCAATCCAGTCAGGCGCGTTAGGAGCGTTGTCAGTATTTTTACCAAATCCCCCTCTCCCTACTAAAAGAAGGGAAATGTATTTGTAGGAGGTGCAGAAAAAGAAAAGAGGGTAAGTTTGTATTTTCTCAAAAAGAAAGGTTATTTTTGTGTCAAGTAATTACTTAGATAAAACAAACAATTTAAAAATCATTGCAATGGATATCATAAAAAGAACAGTAACAGCTAACTCTAATAAGCTGATAACTAATAATGGTGACGCAGCACCTTCGTTAATTAGTAGTGCATGGAGCTTTGCTTCTATTGATGAAGATATAACGCTTATCGACCAAAACGGTCAACCGGTTTCTTTTGTTATCATTCCTCTTGCGGTAGGCACAATTAAAGTGATTCTTGCCGGTGGCATGGAATACACTATTTCAGAAGCCGAAGTAAGTGCAAATATCGGCAATCCTCTTATGTACATGGTTCAGAAAATTGTGAAAGAGGGTACGACCGTTTCTTCTTTGAGTATTGGGATTTAAAAAGGGGAGGTGGCGGTATGATGTTATTAGGAAACATAAATGCAATCCCTTTTAGAAGAAGGTTTGGGGGAGGTGACGGTACACCCTTCCCTTATATCCCCGGTATGATAGCTCGGTATTCAGCATTAGGTCTTACTAATGAACAAATGGCAGAGAACCCTGTATGGAAAGACCTTACAGGTAATGGGCATGATTTACAGATGAAGAATTTCGCTTGGAAGGGAATGTCCGGGGTTGGCGGGTATGGCGATGAAAATTACCAAACATTATACAAATTCACATTAGACAATTATACCTTTACAGCTAGTCCACCTGGCGTTAAGCACATGAATTTTACGTTTAGGGTAACGGGGTTACAGCCTGGAAATAAATTAACATTAGCTTTTTTTGGAACAACGGTTACTATCTACGGTACATGGGACAAAGATGGCATATATACTGTTGATGCTGATATTGTTGAGGTAGGGAAACCAACATACTTTTATAACGGATATGGAGGAACCAGAGGAGAGTTTACGATTGAAATCCTACCCCTCTACCCCGGCTTTATCCTCGGTGATGGAGTAGACGATTTTGCGGTTACAGAGAAGGAGCTTAACTTCGAGGATACCTATACGGTGTACACAGCTTTTATTCCGTTCCAGGATGACCCTATAAAAAATATGATTGTGTGTGGTAAAGATTATAAGAAAGATTTTTATATTAATTACAGTACACAGCTTGTTTTTTACACAGCTAATAGTACAAAATCTATACCATTACATATAAATCAATTCACTGTTTTATTATGCAAACGCGATAAAACAACAGGTGTGATTAAAAATTTGGTTACCGGTGAATCTTTCCAATTTAGCGTTTCTCAATTGATTAGTAATCCTGGATTGTATTATCTATGGAGAAGTGCTACAGTTTTTAGTTACGGTAAAACTGCTATTGCTGGTCAAACAATCTGTAATGGATATTTCTCTACAGATGAAGACGATGAAAATATTCTCAACTGGCACAAAAAGCAATATCCCTGGCTCTTCCCCGACCAAGCGTGGACAGTCACCGGCAAAACCAACGAGGACGAAGATCGTGCTACTATTGCCAACATTACGGGCAATGGTAATGATCTTGTACTGTCTAATTTTGGGTTTGCAGAAGGGAGTGGCTACAATGAAGAAGGGGAATATGCTGGCTATCTGGTTACTGATGGGGTGGATGATAAGATAGCTTCGTCAGCTTTTGAAATGGGTGAGGATTTTACGGTTGTTGGTGAATGGAAGCTTCTGTCTGTTAGTAATTATAATTATGCTGGTATAGTTAAAAGCAACAACTTATATGTGTATAATTCCTCTACAGGTATCGGTATCTATGTTTGTTCCAGCAGTGCTGGTAATAAGATGGAAGGATTAAAATCGTTGAAAGCTATTTGTTCGGATGGCAGAGTATATGACGATAATTGGGTTGAATATAAGTTAAAGGATGTAGGAACTACTGTTGGGGCTAAAACTACATTGAATTTAGGCTTTAACGGTACAGCATATACTCAAATGGCTTTTAAGAACTTAGGCATCTACAACAATCAGATCCTTTCTAAAGACGACTGTATCAAAGCATATAACTATTTACAAACTTTAAAAGCAAAATAATATGAAGAAGTACAAAGTTTTATTCTGTGATCTGGATGATACGTTAATTGAGACATTAAGTGGCAAAACATTTCCTAAAGGAATTTGGGATATGAAAATCAAATTTGATGTTTTGGATGCAATTAAGCAGTTTTCTCCTGAGTATGTTTTAATTGTAAGTAATCAAGGGGGAATTGAAGCTGGTTTTGTGGATCAACAAAGATTTCAATCTAAAATAGAATATGTATCACAATGTGTAAAAGAATATTGCGGAGTAAAATGCTATTCGGAATATTGCACCACGAATGATAAAAATGATTTGTATAGAAAACCAAACGTAGGAATGCTTAATCATCTTTGTGAAAACTATGTTGGCGATGATTTTGATTACATAAAATCTGTTACACTTATGGTAGGTGACGCAAGTGGACTTGAAGGACAGTTTTCTGATAGCGATAAAAGAACCGCAGAAAATTTCGGGATTGACTATCTTGATGTAAATGAATTTGTCAATTTGTATAATAAAAAGAAATAAAAATAGATGAGATACGCAATAGTAGATTTAGTATGGGCAAAATCACATGGAATTGATATATTGCCAGAAATGAGAACCAGTGTTGATCAAAGCAAAGTGATCTTACATGAGGAATACCTTGCTCCCTTTGATGACGAAGATTTTCCTCGTTACAGTTTCAGTGATCCGGCTTTTTCTGAACTTTTAAACAGTGAAGAATGGAGCTATCCGGAAGGAGAAGAACCAGTAATTAACAGACAATTCAGTAGATTGCTTGCTTTGAACGAATTGGATAAGGAGGCAACAGAGGAAATCAACACTTACAATCTTACCCCTTCGGAAGCATTGAAGGTAAAAGATCGCTATCCTGAATGGACGATTGGAATTGATGTGAAAGTGTCAGAACGATATAAGTGTGACGATATTCTTTGGGAATGTATTAAAGATCACAAAACACAGGAAAATTGGAAACCATCTCTTGCTACGGCTTCTCTTTGGAAAGTTGTTGTAGAAGATCACGAAGGTACAGAAAATGATCCTATTCCTTATACACCACCTATGGAGCTTTTTAACGGCAAATTTTACACGCAAGACGGCGTGAAGTACAAATGTACCCGCGATAGCGGAACACCGCTCTCACATGATTTAAAAGACCTTGTGGGGATATATGTAGAAACGGTATAACAAAACAATTCAAATTTTAAGGAATGTCACAGGAAATCTACAATAAAACCGTATTCAAACGGTTCTTTGAAGAAAACGATCCTGCCGTAATGGAATGGGCGGAGAATGTACTTGAAAAAGTATCTTCGCCCGGCATTCTTCCTACTTTCATAAAGAAAGACGGTGAGGATTTTAAGGCATATTGGGGAACAGTCTGTCACATATTTGCCCTTGTTGTGTTGTATGCAAAACAATATAATGAGATTGATACAAATAAGATTCTGTTTGAATTGTTTATTGAGAACAGAGGACTTGTGACGGATGAAGTTGATACGCTTGAACAGATGCAATATCTGTTTGACAACTATGTAAAGGAATACCGAAAAAGAGGAACAATTGATATTGTAAACAAAGAAGGCACAATACTTGGTGAGCTTCTTCGCCTTATCCGATATCAGTCGGAAGAAGAATTTATTTTTGCCCTTTTGATGGCGCGTGATACGGGCTGGACAATGGGATACAGTTCTCCCACATGGAACAGAACCGATACTGTTTTAAACGTTACCAAAGGATATGAGACAACTACAAATATAACTGATTTGAATGCTTATCCTTTGGTCAATCCTACCGGTGTGGTTGTGGTAAGCGATATTGACAATGATGGAAATCCTATTCAAGTTATGACTTTTGTGGGAAATAGCTTGGTGGGTATATCTTCGGCAGAGGACAAATCAAAGTTATTTCCTGTGTCTGAAAATTTGACTTATCAGCTTTCTTTTAAAGTAAAATCATCTTCTGTTAATAATCAAAATTTGAAGTTTGGTGTTGAAGTCTTTAACAAAGACAAACAGGGGATAGTTTGTAAAGAATCTTATGGAAACGCAGAAAGCACTAATTTCATACCGGAAGGAGGTGGAGAACCACAATACGATTATTCTTTCAGTACGGATTTGATAGAACAATTTCCTAATGTCGATAATCCTACTTTGGGGGGCGATAGCGGGTACGGATTCAACAATATGTTTTTCTTCTTCCAACAAGATGGAACACTCATTGGAGAGGAAGAAATGGGGGATGTTGCTATAACCGGGGATTTTACAGCTACAGACCATGAACTAAAAATAGAGAATTTTAGTTTTTTAGTAGAAGGATCGCCATTTCCTATCCCTTCTAAAGAATACGTTTTGTCAGGTGGTTTTCCTATGATCATCTTGACTAATATGGACGTAAGTCATGTTATTAGTCCTAAAGGTGTTTTTCAATTGGGTGGGTTTGATCCAAGCGATTATGGAGCGATAATGTCTATAATACCTGCGTCAGGAAGTCAGTATGCTTATTATATTGATACCAATCCTTTTTCTTTGGATTTGCCTAATTTTACAGGAGCCGTTTTGATTGGACTTTATACCAAAAAGCCTGATACGGTTACGACATATCCGACTACAGCCACTTTATCGGTTGTTGCAGATTCAGAGGCTTCCCTTCCTATTGTAATGAATGAATTTTATGCAGGAAGTTTGGAGAATTCGGGCAATTTATTGTCAGATGCTTTGGGTACACCAAAAGACGGACAAACCGTTGAAATTTATTCGCCAACGGCAAGAGATTTTGCTTCGTTACAGTATAAACGGAACACAACGGGAGCTATTAATGACGGAATCCTTATGAGAGTTCTTGCTAATATTACGGACGGAAGTGCACCACCAGAGATAATAGCTTCTACTGCCGAACCTATGCCGGTAACTTATTCTTTTTGGATTCCCAGCTTTGTGTATCCTATTACATTAACAAGAAAGGTAAGATTCCAAACACAGGAAACAACAATCGAAACTGTAACAATCGAAGGTGAGAATATACCTGTAGAAATGACTTTGTATGATACAAAATATGACATACCTGCTGGTATGGTGTTTATGGAATATATCGAAGTTACGTCTGCTTCTATAGGTAGTTATGATAGTTGGGTTCTGAATATAAATGAAGTAAGTAAAATTACAACTTCACAGGCTCCTGTAACAGATGGTATTCTAAGATTGCCGTTTGCGGGCGTTTATTATGAATGTAGAGGTATTTTGTCAAGAAAAGACAGAGCTTATGCAAGTCCTGTAGATTTGAACTTCCTATACGGTAGGGGGCTTCAAATGAAAGAAGGAACTTCTTATCTGTCGCTTTCTCTTACCCAAGACAGATCACAAGCATCAAGTAGTGTCTATATCTATGACATCAAGATAAAACCTATTTTCTTGCCGTTTTATCAAGGACATTTGGGAGAAAAGGATGTGATAGCCGCCTATTACAAAAACAATTCTTTGGTAAGTAATGAAGGTGTAAAAGACTTTATGGAAACCTATTTGGTTGCTTACAAAAACATAATAGGAGATAACGAAATACATCCTTTGGTTCAAAAGAAAGTTATTTTCAAGGTTATTTCTGATAGGGGTTCTTATATCGAGGGAGCAAAAATTTCCATTCTGGAAGATGTTCTTACAACCAATAGAAACGGGGAGGCTGATATAGTTTTGTTCCCCGGTGATTATTCTGTTGATGTGGAGAAAAACTTGTTCTTACCGATAAAAGATAATCTTTTATCGGTTTTGGAAGATGAAGAGGATACTCAAATCGAATATATCTTACTGCAAGGTGATATTTATGAAAGAAAAATCACTTTCATTGTAAGGAATGAACAAGGACTTCCTATTTCCGGTGCACAGATAGTTTTTAATGGAGAGTTTAAAAATACGGATTCTTATGGTAATGCGGTGTTTTATGCTTTCCCCGGTCTTTATCCTTACACTGTTACAAAAGATGGATATTATACCATAAACAAGAATATCAATGTACAGGATGATCAATCTGAACCGGTTGAAATGATTTTGATTCCGCTTTATGATTTAACATTTGTGGTAACAAATGCTTCTACTGGTGCGGTAGAAGGTGCAAATGTCACACTGGTATCAACTGAAAAATCGGATGAAAATGCACTGGCAGTTTCGCAAAGCAGAAGAACAGGAACAGACGGTAAGGCTGTTTTTAACGATTTGCTGGGAGGTAAATATTCTTATTTGGTTGAAAAACAGAATTGGATTCCTGTAAATGGAAACGTTACTTTGGATAGCGATAAGGAAGTGGCGATTGACTTTAATCCTATGCCTACTTACAACATGGTGTTTACTGTAAATGACTACAATACTTTTACTGGCGAAAAAGTTCCTTTACAGGGTGTTACAGTTTCTTTTGCCGGGCTTACAAAGGTAACAGATAGTAGTGGTCAGGCTTCTTTTGAAGGTGTCTTAGGTGGTAAATATACTTATGATATTCGCTATACGAACGACTATCAAAGAGTGACTGTAGAGAACTATGAGTTTTATGGGGACGCCAATTTGATTATTGATTTGGCAAGGCTGACTTACAAAACCACTATTAAAGTGATCGGAGCAGGTGGTGTAGCTTTGACAGGTGCTACTGTTATAGTGGACGAAACGCATACTTATATTCAAAAAGATTCTTCTGGTATTGTGTTAGACCTTCCAAATGGTACATATAAGGCGGTAGCTTCTTATGAAGAATACAACGACAAGGAGCAGTCTTTTACTGTAAATAGAGCCGCGCAGACTGTCACTATTGATATGTCTCAAATTTTATACAACCTTACTTTTGTGGTAACAGAAGATAATGGTTCTGTTTCGAATGGGACAAGAATCAGTTTGAACAGTGGCGAGCAGGAAGGTTTGACAAACAATGGACAAGTCGTTTTCCAAGTTCCAAGAAATCTGTACAATTGGGTTGCAAGCAAACAGTATTTTGAAAATCAAGTAGGGGTAGTTCAACCGAACGATCTTCCAAAAACGGTATATGTTGCAATGCCGCGAAAAGAAGTAAGGGTGCAGTTCTATGTTTACAATTCGGACACGGGACTTCCGGTGTCTGGTGCTTCTATTAAGCCCGAAGGGTTAAGCACACAGAATACCGGGTCGGATGGTACAACTACCTTTACTATGCAAATGGGTAAAACGTATGTGTGTGAAATATCTGTTTACGATTATCAGACGACCACCTATTCGGTAACGGTCAATCAAGAATCCATGCCACAGCAAAGGGTTGGTATATCGAATAAGACATACAATGCACATATTACTGTAAAATCAAGAAACGGTTACAATATCAATAGGGCGTATGTAACTTACGGAGGAAAGAGTGGCTATACAAATTCATCCGGTTTGCTTACACTTACAGGTATTCAATCAGGTACATACGATGCAACTTGTACGGCTACTAATTATCAATCACAAACAAAGTATAATGTGGCAATGTCCGGTTCTGACGTGTACATTGATTTTGTGTTAGATTACGATCTTACAACCACTTACATTTATTTAAGAAAAGAAAATGTATTGCAGGCGTATGCTTCTGTCAGTGTAAGAACTACTGCGCCGGACGGATCGACTTATTCTAACACTACAGAACAAACAAATGGTAGTGGTAGGGTAACTGTTTCTTCTCCTTCCGGCGGATATGTATATGCTTCTGCTTCCGATTCTCAATGTGTGAGTACAGGGGAAGAAATTACGGATGCAGGCGGTAGCAGCATTTACCTTTATTTATGGAAAGCCCTTATTGTTACTTACAGTGGTTCACCACAGACACCTTCTGTTTCAAGTGGTGTGTATGAAATTGTAGGAAGTGAAGTGAGGGTACAAGCTGGAAGTAGAAATACAAGTAGTCCCGGTACAGTTCGTGCCAATTTCAAAAACCATACAAGAGCTACAGCAATCAAGCAGTGGCCCGAATCTTTTTCTATTCAGGGAAGTACGGGTACATTTAACATTGATGCTACAGGTGGAAACCCCGGTGCTTTTATGGGTTGTACAAGTCTTTCTTCTATTGCCACAAATGCAATTCCTTCTATTTCGGGAGGTGTTATAAGTTGGTTTAGAGGTTGCACGTCTTTGAAGTCAATTCCGCAAGGGTTGTTTACTAAAATGACAGGAAATTCTTGTGCAGGGGCTTTTTATGGTAGTGGAGTAACATCACTTCCGAGTGGGCAGCTTGTTCCCCTTTCTTGTATATACCATTCTTCTATGTTCCGGGAATGCAAGAGTTTGACTTCTTGTGAAGTAAATGGTGTATTTGGACGAGGTGGTGGAGAAGATGATTTTTATGCAATGTTTTATGAATGCACAAATTTGAAAAATGTAGGCAATTTGCAATCTTCTGTTTCTCCATTTAGTAATTCTACCAATGCGCAGTATATGACATATACTTTTGCAAGAAGTGGGGTTACAGAGCTTCCTATAGCGTTATTTAGAGCTTGCACAAATGTTGTTAGTTTCGAAGGCTGTTTTGAAGGGTGCAATAGTCTTAGAAATTGGACAATGGTAATGTTTGGATTTAGTTCTAAATTAAAGAATATGAATGGTACTTTTGAAAATTGCCAATATATTTATATTAATTTTGAGAATGATCCTTTACCAGATGGAGTTACAACAGCTATAAATATGTTTAAAAACTGTAAGAATATTTATAGTATAGTAGATTTGAATATAAAGAATGGCTCTCTGCAAAATGCGTCAGGAATGTTTGAAGGATCGGGAGTGCAACAAGTTCCAGCAAATTTCTTTAACGGAATGACAACGCTCACTAATCTTAGAAGATGTTTTGCAAATTGTACTTCTTTGACTTCTTTTGGTAGAACAGGTAATTATGTAGGACAACCTTCATCTTCTTTAGCTCCGATTAATGTGGATAGAGGTAATCAGTTTGAGAATACGCCTATGGATATTTTAGGTAACACATTGGATTGTACAGAAATGTTCTTAGGTTGTACTAATCTTTCACTCGGAACACAAAGTGCTTATGCGATATCTTACACTTCTTTATTCGCAAGAGCCTCTGCTCCGGGTGTAGGAAGAGTGAATATGGACAGAATGTTTTATAATTGTTCAAAATTGGCTACTGTACCGGTTTACGAATTGTCAAGTGGTTCTCCTAACTATAGATTGATAACAGACAGTACGGATAGTAGTGTGACAAGTCATTCTCAAACATTCTATGGTACGAATTGTCAGAATGTACCAAGTGGTTGGAAATAGTGATTATTAATTTTTAAAAGATATTGAAAATGAGTAAGTTAAACATCAGTAGAAATGTGTTTTTGGAAAAAGAGGAATTGACGAATATGTTGTCTTTCTTTGCTACAGCACCGCTAATGAAGGCGGTGCTACAGGCTTCTTATTCTTTTGGGATGATAACAAACGATCCTTCAAAGATTAATCCGAATACGGTCAATAAACCGACAGATGAAGATAATTTGGTTGATCCTTTCAAAGTGGAAACCGGTACGAACTCCGGGACAATCAAAATTCTTCCCGGTATGGCTCTTACAAGTCAAGGAGAATTTATTGATATTGATGTAGAAGACAATATTGTCGTTCCAAATGACAGCAATTTCTATTGGGTGAAAATAGGATACAAAACACGCAATTACGAAAAGGGTTACGTGAGTGTCAATTCACAAGGTGTTGTTTCGGGTTCTGTAAACTTTTCAGGCAAGGTAAGGGGACAGTCTTCATCAACACCTGTTTCTATCCGGTTTGAAAAACAAGATGGCTCCGTTCCTATCAATAATGGGGTTTATCAAATCGTAAATGTAATTGATAATCAGAACTTGTTGCTTACATCTGCTTCTACTTTTGTTGCAGAATCCAATCTTCGAGTAATTGTATTGGGTACACTCCCTTTGGGTGGTGTTTTAACTTCTGAACAAAGAAACGGGTTATACACCTATGACGATTATGTTATTTCTTTAGTGCCGGAAGTAAGTGTTGCTACACCGCCTGAAAAAGAAGCGGATGAATATTACATTGCCCGTGTTCAAAATTCCGGTGGTACAGTTTCCGTTTCCAATGAAGTGAAAAGTGAATATTGGTCATTGGGGAACATCTTTATGTCAACTCCTAAAAGTTAAAGGTCATGTTGAAGTTTTATTATACAACAAGCGCAGGGTACAATAATCAACAGACTAAGATTTCTGATTCTTTGGGTGGATACAAATCATCCACCCCTGTACCTAATGATATGTTCAGCAATTTATTTGATGAAATAAGCCTTAATTTGGCAGCGAATCCGCTTAATCAATACATTGCTGTCATTTTGAAAAATGAGGGCACAGAAACGCTTAAAAACGTCAATATGTGGTTTTCTGCTGTAACAGAGAATCCGTATGGGGAAATCATGGTAGGAGCAATAGGGATGAACAAGGATGAAAACGACAATCCTGTTACGCCAAGAACATCTTCTATTTATGAGAAACCCTATTGGATTCAATTCTATGATGCTACAGAAGAAGATAAGGTTTCATTGGGTGATCTTGAACCGGATGCTGAAATTTGTTTGTGGTTTTCACGGGTACTTGATGGAAAAATTATCCGAGAAGATTATAACAATGTGGCAGAGAGAGATACGAATACTCAAAACCGTTACAAGAAGGTTGAAAAAGAGATTAACGAGATTTTTAACATTAATTTGGTTTGGGAATAATTACAAAAGTTGTAGTTTTGCTGACGAGATAGGGGAACAGAAACTTCCCCTTCTTTTATCACTTAAAACATGCAACTTTTGTATGCAATGATTGTATAAATCTAATTTCGATAGCAATGACAAGAAAAGAAGAATTTAAGGAGATTTACGAATACTTACAAGGGAAACTAACAAATAACCCTATGTACGAGTTTCGTATGAAAAGAAAGGATAGGGAAAAGATAAATGATTTTCTTGAAAACGAGATAGTGGGCGATTTATGGAATTATCTTACCTTTCAATTCCACAGACAAGTTTTTCTTTTGTCAGTGTCAAAGTTGAGCATGGTTCCTCTTGCAAATGTAATAGGAAAGGCAGCTATTGAAAGGTGGAGAAACCGAACGCAAAGGGATATGTGGTTTGTTTCCAAGTTTGTAATGGAGCATGATCTTTGCAATCCTATCAAGAAAGAAGAATGCATCACAGAATCCTATCTGGATAAAGAAAGAAGTCTTTATTTCAATTCTCCGAGAGGTTATATCCTTTGTGAAAGTTACGATGGCTTTTTGTATCATGATGAAAAATGCAAGGGATGTCGGTATATAAAGCTGTGCGAAGAAAAATACAAAAATTAAAGAATATGGGAAAGAAAGGGAAAGAACTGGAAGTAAGGATTGTTCCTTGTTTCTATGATACGAAAAGGGCTGAATTGTTTGTCATAAGATATACTTGCTTTGGGAACACATTGTGGATCAAAAGCTACGGATTCATCTATTTTTCAAGCAAAGAAAGCGAAGCAAAACTGGATTATGTATGCAAAGTGGTAGAAAGGTTTAACAGAACACAAAATAAAAACAGATAGTATGGGAAAGAGAAAACGCAAAGCAAGACAGAGATTCTTAGATTCTTTGTCGGAAGAAGAAAAGTTGAAAAGAGGTATGTGGGGATATGTTCCTACCAATAGTGGAAGGAAAGTCTTATGTAGAGGGAATACTTCTGGCGATATATTGTTTATTCCTTTACGGACAAAGGAAGAACCGGTAGGTTTTTGGGCTTTTGTGAAAGACGGTAAGCTAATGGGGAATTGGTGATATGTTGAAAAAGAAAGAGAAATGGCAGTATCGTCCTTGTAAAAGATGTGGTGGAAACCATTTTATCTATAATAGGATGAAGTGGCTCTGCAAAGATTGCGATACGGAAACAACCAAAGAACGCAGGGGTGACCTTCAATCCCTATTTATGGAGATATGGGAAGAAAGACCGCATGTTTGTGTAAAATGTGGAAAGCCTTTAGGGGACGAACCGAAAGCTATTTTCTTTTCTCATATCAGATCAAGAGGTGCAAGACCGGATTTGAAGATGGACAAGAACAATATTGAACTTCTTTGTTCCGCTTGCCACAGATTACATGAATTTAACGAAAGAGAAATTGTATGAAAAACAAAATTTTGGATGCTTGTTGCGGTAGCCGAATGTTCTGGTTTGATAAAAACAATCCAAACGTTCTTTTTATGGATAAAAGAAACGAAACATTAAAAGCAAAAGATCGGGACAAGGTACGAACAATAGAGATAAATCCTGATATAGTGGGCGATTTTACAGATATGCCATTTGAAAATGAATCTTTTTATATGGTAGTATTTGATCCGCCACATTTAAAAAGATTGGGTGATAGCAGTTGGTTATGTAAAAAGTACGGTAAACTTCCGGACGATTGGCAGTCTTTGATAAGAAAAGGCTTTGAAGAATGTATGCGGGTACTCAAAACAAATGGAACTCTTATTTTCAAATGGAACGAAACGGAGATAAGTGTAAAAGATGTTTTAAAAGCAATTCCATACAAACCTTTGTTTGGACATACTACAGGCAGACAAAGTAAAACTATATGGATGGCTTTTATGAAAGAAGAAATTGTATAACTTTTAAATCGAATCATCATGACAGTATGCTGGACAGAAGGATGTTACTACTTTGAAGGTGAGGTAGTCGATTCCTACCAAACGGAAGATGGTACTATGTTGGTAGTGAAAGTACAGAATGGAAGAACAAGAGAAGTTCTTAGAGAAAACGATCATTTAATTGAATTGGATGTATGAGAATAGACGAAAACATAGAGGTATTACTTCAATCCATTGCAAATTTATTTGGGGATTTGAAGTTAAACGTTCTGAAAGGAAAGTTGGAGGATGTGATAGCATTTCAAGATACGGAAAGTATTGTTGACTTTACCGAAGAATGTATTAAGTGGTCAGAAAGAGACTATACAAAAAAACAGCGTATGTTTATGTTCTCTGATGGGAAATTGGCACTGACAAGGATATTTATTGTTTCCGCAGAAATGGATTATACAGATGAAGGTATACCGGAAATAATCATAAATAGAATGCCGGACGATGTAACGTTAAAGGATAATCCTTACAAAAACATTCATGTCCGGTATGAAAGCGAGGAAACTTGTTCTCGTGATTTCGATAGACTGAAATTAGTGTTGAACTGACAATTAATGGCAATGGAAATTATAGTAAAAAATTTGAATCTCGTTGGAATGACAGACTATTTCAATAAGCATTATAAAAAGAAAGATGGTGGAAAGTTTTCATACTGGAATATCAGGGCTTATGCGGCAACGGGCAAAGTCCCTTCCTATTTGGGAGAAGGGTTGAGTATTGTTCCTTGTGTGCCGACAGGTAGTAATGTAAGACTATGGAAACTTGTGAAAGAAACAAAATAGAAAATGCAATGAAGATATACATAAGTTTGCCTATTTCTGGGCATGATATAAAAGAAACGAAAGAATACGCAGAAAAGGTTAAGAAGTTTCTTGAAGAAAAGTGTGACGAAATTGTTACTCCTTTTGATGTTTGCGATGAAGAAGGTAAGCCCTACTCCTATTATATGGGTAGGAGTATTGAAGCACTTTTAGAGTGTGATGCTGTTTTCTTTGTACCAAATTGGCAGGAATCAAAAGGTTGCATGGCAGAATTTGAGTTGGCAAGAATTTATGGAAAGAAAATTTTAATGTAAAGAAAATGAAAAGTTCGAGTAAGTATTTGATATGCTATGACATAGAATCCGGAGGATTACCTTCAAAAGATAAGTTGGCTTTTGATACGATTGCACTTATAGAAATTGCGTTTGTGGTCATAGATATGGAAAAACTGGAGATATGCGAAGAGGTGTCTATGATTCTTCCGCGTGACTATAAAGAAGGCTTGGTTTATGGCGCAGAAGCAGAGACAATACATGGCATTACTGAATCTATCCAGAATGAAAAGGCAATTTCGTTAAAAGAGGCTTACAAAAAATGTCTGGATATTTTCAAAAAGTACAAAAACCCGCGTCAATTATGTACACTTTGCGGACACAATATAGTAGGGTTTGATAATGCTTTTTTGGAGAACTTTTTCAAGTTCATGGGAGACGATCTAAGCAAGTATGTAAAGTTTTCAGTAGATACGATGCAATTGTCCCACATGGCTTATACAGAATCGGAAAACTATCAACTACATACCATTTGTGACAAAGAAGGTATTGATTTGGTTCATGCTCACCGTGCCGGTGACGATACCTATGCAAATGCACTGCTTATGATAAATTTCGTAAAGAAACTTCGAGGGGAAGGAACAACTGCCGAACAAGCTGGTATGACGGTCAAGAATCCTTTCCGAGAAAAATTTGCTTTGTAAAGCATGGCGATAGTATATAATTCAAAAGGTGGAATCCTGACCGATTTGCAAGCAAAGAGGTTGTTTACTACTGTGGACGACATAATAGACAGGCTTCCTTCTCCTACTATATCTCAACTCTTTTCAGGGGGATATAAAAGGGATATGGATAGGATGCTTGAAACTATTATAGATCAGACAGAGTATGCAATGAATTTTGGACGATCTCTCGATACTGAAAAATTGGGATATGTGGACAATTTGTTTGCTTCAATGGATGAAAACCTAAGAATCCTTTCATACAACTATTTCAATGCGACCGTCCTTTCTAATTTTAATTTAGGATGGAGAAATTTGGAATGGGGGAACCTTACGCAACTTTTTCCGTGGAGTAGTTACCTGTGTTCAAGGGGTTCTGGGAAGTGCAATATTATTGATACTCCGATAGTTATGGCTGATGGATCGATAGAAAAAGTCCAAAATATTAAAGTTGGGGATAAGGTGATGGGGCAGGACTTTAAATCTCGAAAAGTTTTAGAACTTCACAGAGGAAGATGTCCTATGTATGAAGTAAGGCAAATAGGTGGTATGGATTATACCGTAAGCGAAGGACACCTGCTTTGCCTATCCGATAGGAGTATTGTTCCTGTAGAAGTGGCGGAAATGAACCTTAGAAAGGGTTTTTCCTATAAAGGTTACAGGTCTACTAAGAACGGGTTAAAAGAGACGGAAATTTATGTGTCTTTGGTCGGTGAAGATGATTATTACGGCTTTGCCTGTGACGGAGACCATAGGTTCTTGCTTGCGGACGGTACGGTTTGTCATAACAGCTATATGTGGTGTTATTCTTTCCCTTTGTGGCGATTGTATTCTTACACGAGGCCTATGCTTTATGGAGGTGATACGGTTGATAATAAGAATCGGAAAGAGACGGCTATGATTACAAACACTATGACACTTGCAAAAGTGCATGTGAACAAGATCATAGAAGAAATCACTACTAACGATATTCTAAAGGAAAAGATTGATCCAAATGGAAAAGCGAAATTGGGCGAAACGGCAATAGAAGGTGAGAACGGAGCCATCCTTCATGTTCGCGGTAAGGATGGGTTTATTCGCGGTCTTCACGTTGGCGCGGCGATTATAGACGATATGCCAGATGAGAGTTCTTTGTATAGTGACGAGCAAAGGGAAAAGCTGAAAGAAGTTTTTAGAGGTACAATTACACCTATTGTAGAACCATACGGGTATTTGATTGTGTCTGGTACGCCTTACTCAACTGCTCCGAATGAACTGTACAATGTGATAAAAGGAGACAAACGCTTCTATTCGTTTGAATACCCTATTGTTTTCCCGGATGGTAGACCTCTTGCACCGGATAGATACACCTTTGAAGATATAAAGGCAAAAAGAACGGAACTTGGTTCTATTGTATTTGCTCGTGAGTATTTGGTTATCCCTATTTCTGATAACTCAACTATTTTCCCTTATGAGTATTTAAGAAGATCAACTGTGGGGATGGACAAAGTTTCTTTTGCTGACAGTATAGAATTTTTCCCGTTTGAGCTTCAAAGAGTAGTGGTAGGATGTGACTTTGCTGTATCTGGTAATATTGGTGCGGACTACACTGTTTATTCTGTTTGGGGTATCGACTATTCGAATAATTTTTATTTGATAAACTATTTTCGAGCAAAAGGAATGTCCCATAACGAACAGGTAGATAAGATCGTTCTTTTCAACCGATTGTATAAGCCGGATAAGATAGTGTGTGAATCAAATGGTTTTCAGGGTATTTTGTCTGCACTTGCAAGGGAAAGAGGACTTTCCAATATCGAACAGTTTACAACAACAGAAGGGAACAAGAAAGACCTCTATTCCGGTCTGCCGTCCTTATCTGCTATGTTTGAAAGAGGACAGATCAAAGTTCCTTATAAGGAAGGGGAAACAAGACAAAAGGTAGAGTTGATGTTTAGTGAGTTTGCGTCCGTTACTTTTAGAAGTGATAAAGGAAAATTAGAAGCGAGTTCAGGACACGATGATATAGTGATGTCAAATTTTTTATCTATACATACCCTTCGTGAAGAAAACGGATCAGGCAATAGTTTTAGTATAAACATGGTGTAAAACAATATATAGGAAATGGGCAAACTGAATCCCGGCTTCATGGCAGAAATCTTTAAATTGATGTTTTCTGATGAAGTCATAATGCGTATAGCTTCGGAATATTTGAAATATGAATTGATTCCTAAAGAATGGTCGGGCTATAAATTCATTCTTAGGGAAGCGATCATACAATATACAGAAAAGAACAAATTGCCTTCTATTGGTGCTATTTGTCAGAAATTTGCTGATGAAGATGTCGTACAAGATGCGGCAAAGGAAATAAAGAAGGCGGCTTTGATAGACAGGGAAATTGCAATTGACCAATTGCAGTCTTTTGTCAAAGAAACAGAATTTGAACTTCTTTCAAGAAAAGTGCATGACTTGTACGAAGAAGGAAAGAAGGAAGAAGCAATACGTGTCAACGCCGAAGAATCCCAAAGGATATTGGAAATGTCGTTTCGTTCCAAATCAGGCGGTTTTCAGTCTGTTTTTGGGGGTTTTCATGAACGAATGGTAGAAAGGCGCATGGAAAACGATATGATTGTTGAAAAGCCTATAAAAGTACCTTTTGGAATAGATAGGTTGGATGATGTCTCTTTTGGTGGTATGGAGATGGGGGATACAACAATGTGGATAGCTCAATCGGGTAAGGGTAAGTCGACCATATTAAAATGGCATGGGTATTCTGCTGCTATTAGAGGTGTGCCGGTTCTTCATATTCAATTGGAAGGAGGGGTTAAAGCCTGTATGCAAATATATGACCAGTTATGGTCTGCTCAATCCTATTCCGATATCAAATCCGGCAATATCAGTCCAAAGGACAGAAAGAAGATAGAACAGGCTATTAAAGAAGTAAAAGAGCTTAGTTCTGACATTGAAGTGTATGGATTCAAAAAGTTCGGACAGGCTTCTATGGGGGATGTCCGGCAGCTTTGTTATGACTATTTTAATACACATGGCAAGTTCCCCGGATTGGTAATACTCGATTCTCTGGATTTGGTAAAGACCGGCATATCCAAAAAGATAGATTCTGATCCTGACCACAAGAAAGAAAAACTACAAACTTGTGCCCAGTTATTAAAGAATTTAGCTGATGAAATAGGTGCTCCTATTATTACGGCCACACAGACAAGTGATGTTCCGTTTGAAGTATGGAACAATCCTGATAAGGTAATTGACCGTTCTTATACAGAAGGTGATAAAACACTTGTAAAGCCTTTTTCTTTTGTGTTTACTTTGAATATGACAATAGAAGAAAAGGCAAACGCAACAGCCCGTATTTATGTCGATAAGCTCCGTGATTACAAGGAAAGTCAAGAAGTGATTACAATTGCTACCAATTATGATAAAAGACGATTCTATCACAGAGGGCGGACGATGGAAATGTACAATCAAATTTCCGAAAGGAAAGAGATAAAAAAACAGGCACGTAAGAAAAAGGCGGAAGCAGAAAAAATGGAAAGTATTTAGGATTATGATACGGATAGACGAAGAAGAAGTAAAGGCAGCGATTGGGCTTCGATTATTTGGTTCGCAAGGGTGGCTCTCCAATAAAAACATGGATTGTCCCTATTGTGGGAAGTCGAAGAAATGGGGTATTCTTTTAAATCCTCATGGGGGAGTATTCCATTGTTGGAAATGTGGTAGTAAAAAACCATTGAAGGATTTTCTGGACAAGATAGGAAGGAAAGACCTTATACGAATGGAATATCAAAATTCATTAAGTGTAAAACTTACACCTTTGAAAGATGATGTGGACGAAGATGTGTCCGAAGAACTGCCAGAAGCAAAACTTCCCCTTCGTCTTGAAAGATTGAAATCTGACCCTTATTTAGATGAAAGAGGGTTTAGGGCGTATCATTATGCACTTTTTGAGCCTTCTGAAACCAAATCTATTTTAGAAAAGGATTTGAAAAACTACATCATTTTTAAAATGAAAATGGATGATAAGTTGGTAGGGTGGCTCGGTAGAAGCAGGTATTCTAAAGAGTGGCACAAAAGAGATTTGGAAAGGGCAAAAGAAATCGGAACTAAGCCACATTTACGGTACGAAAACAGCATAGGTACGAACTTTACAAAAATATTAGGGGGTTACAATGAGCTTTCTCCTACTGTAAAGGATGTGATAATAGTAGAAGGATTGTTTGACAAGGTAGGCATAGACAATCTTTTGAAACTTTGGGATTGCAGGGATTTGAAGTGTGTGTTTACTTTTGGAAATAGTATAAGTAAGGAACAAATATCCTATTTGGAAAGAAAAGGGGTAGAGAACGTGATCCTAATGTATGATGATGCAACTGTTGAAGAATCCAAAAGTGCAGGACTAATGCTTGCAAAAACATTCAATACTAAGATAGCTTATCTTTATAAGCCCGGTATTGATCCGGGAGATATGGATATGGATTATCTGGACGATGTGTTAAGTAACTTGTATGATCCTATTAATTTTTACGTCTCTAAAATCAAGAAAATGTGGTAGGTTATTCCTACTTTTGTTGAAAACTACAAATCATAAGATCAGATGGATAGAAGTAGAGAATTGTCGATAGACGAATATTTGAAAGTGCTCCAATTGGAATACTTTACCCATAAGGTAAGGAGCCTTATCTTTGATAAACCGGAATTTATCAAGATGGCAAATGATATTGCAGAGTTTAAGAAAGAACGGATTGAATTGTTGGCAAAGAAGCATTTCAAACGGTCTATTTTCTTTTCAGTAGAAGAATACTTTTCTTTCTATGAGAAAGAATTTTTGAATCCTACCGGTATTCCCAATTTCCAGTATTCCACCAATGAGCAGAAAAGAAACTCACAGTGGTTTTGGGATATGATCTATTTACTTGGAAAGGATCAGGTTGTCATTTATGATGAGAAGGAGTGTCGGGTTTTGAAGAACGATATAAAGAACCAAACAGTTACCATTAAGGTGAACGGAAAGAAAAAAGATGTGGAATATTCAAATATCAAAATAAAAAGGCTTATCATGTGTTTTGATGGTAAGTTGTTGTAAATCAATTAATTTAAATTTCGTATTATGACTTTTAAAGAGTATGAAGCGCACGCGGCTTCGACAGCGTGTTATGCAAAAGAGGTAGCTATCTCGTATGTGGTAATGGGACTTACTAATGAATTGGCAGAAGTTTTTGAAAAGGTGGATAATGCTGCCGAGGCAAAGGAAATCATGAAGGAAATAGGAGATGTCCTTTGGTATGTCGCAATGACAAGACAGGAATTGCAATTGCCGCCGGTTGAGTTCCCTGAAGAATTACACAAATTGGACGATACGGATGTGTATAGATTAAGCCCTTCCTATTTGCTCCAACAGGTAGGTATCATTAACGGACAGGTGAAGAAATACTTCCGGGATGATGATTACAGCAAACCTTTCCCTGAAAAGAGAAAAGAACTTTGTCATACGGCGTTGGAACAGATTCTTGTAGGGTTACAGAATCTTGTTACTTACATTGAAGGAAAGGAATTGAACCAATCTTTGGTATCCATTGCAAAGCAGAATGTGGAAAAGCTGGCAAAGAGAAAGGCAGAGAACAAAATTCACGGTGACGGAGATAATCGGTAATGGTTAGGGCTATAACTTTTTTGGGAGCTTCGTGTGTCGGAAAAACTTCTGTGTTTGAGCTTTTAAAGAAAGACAGATCGTTTGACCGGTTCGACAAAATAGATAGCATAACAAGACAGTTGGTAAAGGAAGGGAAGATAGAACCTTCCTTTACTTCTGTTCAAAATCAAAAACTGATTTTTGATAAGTATGCGGAACTATTAAACACAGATTGCTATGTTTCCGATAGAAGCATAATAGATGTGCATACGTTTACGAAAACAATTCCTGCTTCTATTCAAAGAGACGCAGAATTGAAAAGACAATTGGATTTTATAAACGTTAGTGAATATTTTCTTCCTATTATTTTTTATTTCCCTATTTATTGGGATGTAGAAAATGATGGGGAAAGAATGACAGATGCAGAGAGAAGAAAATGTTGGGATGTAGAAATAAGGAAGTTTTTGATAGAAAGAAAATTGCCTTATGAAGTGATACCAAACGATACCCCTTTTAACCGATTGAAGTTTATCAAAAGTGTTTTGAATACACGAATAAACTTAGGTTAAATGTAGGGTTAAGGATTGTAAAAACATACAATAATTGCATACAAAAGTTGTATGTTTGTCTGTGAAAACGAAAAGAAGAAAATACGATGGATCGACTTTTAAATGAGTTGGAAGAATATCTTTCTTCCAATACTATACAACACTCTCTCGATAAGGAAAATTACACTGTTTCCTTTGAGGGGAAATCATACGAAGTTTTTGAACCTAACGAAGATGGATATTTCTTTTCAGAGGATTTTCGTTGGGATTGTGAACGCACCGAAGAAGATGGTTACATCTTTCGTCTTGGTGGTGTATGGTACACATTGGACAAAGGGAAGGAAAACGAGCCTAAACTTAACCGGGTAAAATGGAGAGGACAAAGTGAAATGGCAGGTCTTTCTACTAATTTCTTGGGAGTACATGGATCGTTTGAACTTTTGAATGGTACAGGATTATACCCGGATTGGGCAAAGAAAGCCAAATTCTTAGGAATAGAAAGATTGGGGATTGTTGAAAAAGCAACTTTGGCAGGTGCACTCAAATTTCAAAACGCTTGCAAGGCAGAAGGAATCATCCCTGTGTTTGGTCTGGAAGTCCCAGTAAAGGATGAAAAGAAGGATATCGTCTATACTTACAAAATCTATGCAAAGAATGAAAAAGGCTGGCAGCATTTACTTGCATTAAACAAGGTTTTGAATTGTGACGATAGTGGAAAGTTTGTTTCCCCCAAAGACATGTCGGAACACGTTTCAGATGTGTATATCGTATTTGACCCGAAAACGATACAGTTTGAAGATGTCCCTATTCTTTTAAGAAGCAAACCTAATGTGTTTTGGCAGGTTGATACTGTGGAATACACAAAAAATGATAGGGACACCTCCTACTTGATGAACTTTGAAAAGTTCTATAAGTCCAAAATGAAGCCCGTAGCCATTTTTGATGCTTATTATATTGAGCCGGAATACGCTATACTTCGGGAAGTCGTAAATAAGATTGACGGGAAAGTAAACTACAAATCCGGTAATCAATATTTCAAAGATGAAGCGACTTATATGGAAGAACTTCTTTCTTTATTTGGGGATAGTGAAAAGGGAGAGGAATTTTATATGATAGCAAGAAGCAATGCTGATATGATTGCAGAAAGCTGTAACTTTGAAATTCCTGCTGACAGTCGACATCTTCCCCGTTATGAAATGACGAAAGAAGAAAAGAAAAAGTACGCTTCCAATGAAGATATGTTTGATTCTTTGATTTATGAAGGATTGGAAAACAAACCGGAACTTTTGGAAGATTACTCGGAGGATGTGCTTGTAGAAAGAATCGAAAGAGAATCAGATGTAATCAAATACGGACAGGTTGTTGATTACTTTTTGATTTTGCGTGATATTGTCAATTGGTGCAAAAAGAATAATATCTTGTTAGGTGGCGGTCGTGGAAGCTCCAGTGGCTCTTTGATTTCTTATCTGTTTGGATTGGTAAATACAAATCCATTGCACTTTGGTTTGATTTTTGAAAGGTTTTTGAATAAAGGTAGGTTGGGATATTTTGAAAAGAAAAAGATGTATGAGGTAACTCTTGAAGATGGAACAAAGAAAGTCCTTCCTATCAATATAACAACTAAAGCATTGAAAGTAGGAGATGATATTTTAGTCTAATATCAAGTAACAAGAATATGAAAATAGAAAAAATTAAAGAAATAGAGGTGGAGCGATTTGTACCAGGATCGCTCCCTGATCAATTTCCCCCTTGTTTTCGGACAAGGGGGAGCGTTAGATATTGATACAGATGTGCCGGGAGAATACCGACCGGCAGTAAAACAATACATGGAAAATCGTTTTGGAGCTTCGCAAGTTTGTTCTGTGGGTACATATACCACTTTGCAGATAAAACAGGCTATAAATGATGTAGGAAAGATTTATGGAGCTTCAATTCCTACTCTTAGGAGGCTTACCAAAATGATAGAAGATGTAAAGACGGAAGAAGATTTTTTGAAACTTGCTTGCAAGAGGTCAGAAATAAATCAATTTCTGAATAAATACCCAGAGATGATGAATGTTGTTTTCCTTCTTTTAGGACAGCAAAAGGCAGCTTCTATTCATGCTTGTGCTATGATGATCTTTCCAAAAGAAAAGTCAATGTATGAGTGGTGTCCGGTTAGAAAATCGGGTGATTTGATTGTCAGTGAATGGGAAGGTGGAGAGATGGACGAAGCCGGCTTTTTGAAAGAGGATATTCTTGGCATTGAGCAATTGGACAAATTCACTGATATTCTGAACCTGATTGAAAAGAATACGGGTAGGAAGATCAATCTCTATTCTGATATAGAATATGATGATCCAGAGGTTTACAGATATTTTGCAAATGGTTGGCTTAGTGATATATTTCAGTTTTCAGCAAAAGGGTTATCAGCCTATACGCAAAAATTGAAGCCTAAAAACATGGATGATGTAGTGGCAGCACTTTCTTTGTTCCGTCCGGGGCCAATGGAAAATGGCTTTCATATGGATTACATTGCTCTGAAAAACGGAGAAAAAGAGCCGGAATACCCTATTGGAGCAGAAGAAATTCTGAAAAACACTTATTCTGTGTTGGTATATCAAGAACAGATTATGAACATTTGTAATCAACTTGCTGGCTTTGATTTAGTTACATGTGATAAAGTAAGAAAATCATTAGGTAAGAAAAAGTTAGATGTTTTGCTTCCATTAAAAACTAAATTTATTGAAGGATATGTTGGTAAATTTGGAAGCAAAGGGGTAACAGAAAAGAATGCTGAAATTCTTTGGGAACAGATGGAGGAATTTGCTAAGTATTCGTTTAATAAATCCCATGCTGCTGCATACGCCATTAATGCTTATAATTCTTTGTGGTTGAAAGTGCATTATCCTTTGGAATTTTGGTCAGTGGCTTTATCTCGTGCAAGTGAAACTGATTTTCCCCAATATGTCAACGAGATGGAGCAGACGGAAGGAATTGAAATCAAGCCTGTAAATATCAATAAGTCCGATATAAACATTGTGGCTGATAAAAAAGATAATAGTATCTATTGGGCAATCAATGCAACAAAACAAGTAGGAGAAAAGGCACAGAATCAGATTATGGAAGAACGCTCTAAAAATGGGGAGTATTTTTCTTTGGCTGAATTTATAGACCGTCACACGTTCAAAGGATCGGCAGTGAACAAATCCGTTATTGAAAATCTTATTTATTCCGGTGCGTTCGATATGATGGATGAAACAAGGGAATTTTCCAATATCTTTTCTGCAAGGGAGTTTATGCTTGGAAAATACCGGGAAAAGAATAAGGTCAAAATTGATAAAGAAAAGGATGAATATTTTCTTGCCTTTGAAAAGAAAAAGATTGGTAAGGATTGGTGGTGGCTTTTACAGCAAAAGAACAAGTCCGGTTTTGCTTTCTTTGACTACGAAGGATTGGTAAGAGAATATTTAAAGCCAAAAGTCAGAAATGGGGTTTTCTACAATGTGGAAGATTTGCAGAATTATGACGGATCGACCTATGAAATGGTTATGGTAGGCGGTTACGTTTTAGAAGTGGAAGAAAGAGAGGGAAAGAAAGGACGGTTTGCCAATCTTTTGCTTGAAAGCAATTACAAATTCCTTCGTGTGGTTATTTTCCCAGACGATTATGAGGAAAATGCAGAGTTCTTTCAGTCCACAAAGAAAAACCTTCTCCTACTAAGTGGAAAGGCTAACTTTGACAAGTTCAAGGAAGAGTATGTGTTGCAAGTAAACAGTAATAGTAAATTCATAAAACTTGGGGTATGAAACTGGTAAGAAATATAGGAGATAAAGCGATAGTTTTACTCTCCAATGATTTGAAAAATGAACTGGACATGGATGCGGTGACTTCCATAGATCATGCTAATTTGTATGGAGAAATCGCTACTTGTTCTGTCCTACTGAATAAAGTAGGACTTCTTAGAGCACAAGCAGAATCAGAATATGAATCTGCAAAGGTGGAATTTAATGTCTATAGAGCGCAGCTTGCTACACAGATAAGACGTGAATCCATTGTAAACGGTGGAAAGGTGAAAGTGGAAGACATAGGACTTGTGAAACTTACAGAAAGTTCTTTGGACGATATTTTAACAATCAACCCGGAACTACATGCCATGCAAAAAGATTTGGTCAAAAAGAAAAAGCATTTGGCGGAAATAGATAGTCTCTATTGGGCTTTACAGTCAAAGGACAAGAAATTGACAGGGTTGGTTCCAAAGGTGACACCGGAAGAATTTCTGGACAATTTGGTAGAAGGTGAGATCAATACATTTTTAATCATCAAAGAGAAATAGCATGGAAATTAAATTAACGGAAGAATTTAAAATCGTTCAATGTACGAATGCACCGTTTCTATGGGATTTGTACAGAATCAGAACAGCAAAGGAAACGGGTAAGCAGTATGAAACGGCAGAAGCCTATGGTATAGACTTAAAGGGAGTTGCCGAAAGAGTGCCCTATTTTGAGGTAGAAGACAAGGCAAATAAACCCGTTTCTTTTAAAGAATTTGTGGGTATGTTTGAAAAAGAACAAAAACAGATTATTGAAGCGTTCTTAAAACAGGTAAAAGAGAAATAACGATTTTATTTATCAATCAATTAAATTAAAAGAATCATGAAATTTGACAAATCGAAGTTCAAGAAGCAATCAATTGAAGATGTAGAAGCAGAAGTAAAGCAAGCTGAAAAAACAATGTACAAAGGCGGCAAAAGCTATACAGGCTTTGCGACCATTCAGAAAGGAAAGAATATGTTCCGTGTTGTCCCGGCAATGGGTAAGGCTTATGTAGCTTGTAAAATGTCCAAATTACGTGTAGAAGTGCCTACTTATGACGCGAATGGCAAGGTGACTGGTAAGGAGGTAAAAGACAAGAATGTTTTCTGTGCTGACATTCATGGAAAGAACCTTTTGAAAGGGAAAGACCCTATTGTTCTGTATTGCGACTATGTGAGAAAAAAGGCTTCCGAAGAATATCAGGATGATGTAGAGCGCAGAAAATTCCTCAATCCTATTATGGGATACAAAAAGGGAAACAAGTTTGTATGGGGCATCAATCCATCTTTGGCGTATGTTTGCTATGTGTATCAAGGTTCAAAAGATTTTGCTCGTTTGCAATTGTACGGAACATGGATGAACCGCATAAAGGAAATTTCGGTTGAAATGTCAGACGATGAAACGGTTTCTTTCGATATTTTCTCTCAATTGGAAGGAGCGTACCCGCTTGTGATCACAATGGGGGAAGACGACAAAGGAAAGAAAACTTACTCTTTGTCTGCCGGTGTTCCGAAAAAAGGACAATCTTGGGATGAGTTCTTTGAAGAGACTGCTATTCCTGACGAAGACATGGAATATTTCTTGAATGAAGTTCCTACACTGGAAGAAATCTACAAAGATGTTTATTCACAAAAAGACTTCAATATGGCTCTTGACGGACTGAAACGTTTTGACGAAGAAAACGGATACGATATCTTTGCTGACGATGGCTTTCTTACGGAAATAGAGGAAATGGCTGCATTGATCCCGGAAGATGGCGGCAAAGACGATGAGGACGACGAAGAAGACGAAGCTCCCAAAAAGAAGCAGGCTTCTAAGCCAAATAAAGTAAAAAAAGAACCGGAACCGGATGATGCTACGGAAGCGGACGAGGATGAAGGAAAACCTGCTCCAAGAAGGAAAGCTCCGGTAAGTGCACCGGCAAAAGAAAAAGCAGCAAAAGTAGCTTCTTATCCACCTCTTTCAAAGATGAAAAAATTCTTGGAAGATTACATTGCAGAAGAATACCCGGAAGCTGAATTGCCGGACGATCTGACAATAGTCGAAGTTCGTTCTTGGTATGATCTGGCACAAGCCGGCGAGGCACTTCCTTTCCCGGAAGACTTCGATGATGAATCTTCTACTGAAACAGCATCCGATCCGGAACCGGACGGTGAACCGGAAAACGAGGAAGAATCAAAAGAAGAATCTCCGGTCGATGAAGATGCTACAGACAAGGACGAAGAACTTTCAAAGGCTAAAGCAAGATTGCAAGCTCTGAAAGCCAAAATGAAAAAGAAATAATTTCTTCTTTTTAGTTTTTCATATTTTTTCTAATTTGGTTGGGGACTTGAAATACAGTCCCCTTCCTTTCTAACAAAACAACGAATGAGCAAAAAATATTTAGCTATAATTTCAACCGACCATCATCTGTCAGAAGGAAATACTTCTACCATAAAAGACATTTTGTTGGAAGAAATGGAAATAGCCGACAAAAAGGGTATTAAAACTCATATTTGGCTGGGCGATGTTTTTGACAATAGGGTGTCTCAAAGGGAAGTATGCCTTTCTACACTTCATGAAATACTGGAAGCGTATGATGAAAACGGGCATCAAATAATTTGTATTCCCGGTAATCATGACAAAACATCCTATTCAAGTCAAAAGTCATTTCTTACAGCTTTTAAGCATCATCCTTCTTTTACTTTGGTGGAAGAACTGGACGGTATGCAAATAGAAGGGGTTTATTGCTTTTTCTTGCCGTTTTTTACTGACGATATCTTGCTTGATGAATTGGCAGAAATCGGGGATAAGAGAAAGAAAAACATCCTATTTGGGCACTTTGCTGTAACCGGTAGTAAAAACATGGATGGAACAGAAGTAAAAAGTGAACTAAAGCCTTCCATGTTTGAGATGTTCAAAAAAGTGTATTTAGGACACTATCATAATTACCAACGTGTAGGTAGTAACATTTACCATTTGGGAAGTGTCCAGCAGAACAATTTCGGGGAAGATGAAAAGAAAGGTTTTTGGCTTCTGGATTCTGATTTGGAAGTCGATCTTATTCCTTCCACAAAAGGAACGGTATTTAAAAAACTGAAAATTGATTTAGAAGAAACACCACACAAGCAAGCGGTGGCACTTATCAATAAGTTCAAGAAAGAAAACCCTACCGCTCGTGTAAGGGTAGAGGTTTGGGGAGAACAATCTTCACTCGATGCTTTTGACAAGGATGCTTTTACAAAAGAAGGTGTGGACATCAAAAAGAAATTCAAGGAAATCGAAATAAAAGAAGTTCTTGCTCCTACTGTAGAAGTGAAGACTTTGGAAGCAAAGGACATAGAAGATAGATTTTCGTCTTTCTGTAAAGAAAACGGATATGATGAAAAAGAAGGAAAGGAAATCTTAAACAAATTGCTGTATGTCGAAAAAGAAGGAAACTAAAAAGATAGAAGAAATCCAGACGGTAGCAAAGGAACAGCCCACAGAAACTAAAAAACCTAATCGTTTGGGTGATCTTATTTCAAGAATAGAAGATCGTTTTGGTAAGGATGCTATAGCCGGAAGAAGACAAGATGTTGAGTTCGTTCATTCCGGTTCTTATTTGTTGGATGAAATACTTGGTGGAGGATGGGCAAAAGGTCGCGTTGTGGAAGCCTATGGAGGTTTTTCTTCCGGCAAAACAAGCATTGCTTTTCACTTGGTAACAGAAATGCAGAAATCAGGGAAGGCAGTAGGGTATCTTGATACGGAAAACGCCGTTGACCCAAAATACATGCAAGCAATAGGAATTGATTTGTCCCCCGACAAGTTTATTCTTTCCCAGCCTTCTACCGCAGAAGAAGTGCTTGAAATAGCAAAGGAAATGTGCAATGAAGAATCTATTGGTCTTGTTGTGATTGATTCTATTGCCGGACTTGTTCCTACCGCTCTTTTGAATGGAGAAGCAGGGGATGCGCATATAGGGCTTACGGCACGTCTTTTAAGTTCCCAGGTAAATATTTTGAAAAATATCTGTAAGCAGACCGGATGTATTCTTTTTTGTATCAATCAAATCCGGTCTAACATAGGCGGATACGGTGCGGCCACTACAACACCGGGAGGTTTTGCTATCCCTTTCTATGCAAGTCAGAGAATTGAACTTGCTCGTGTGGGGTCGGAAAAGGAAGGGGAAACACAAGTTTCCAATAAGGTGAAAATAACCTGTAAAAAGAATAAGGTTGCACCGCCTTTTAAAACTTGTCAAATCATTATCCGGTTTGGGGTAGGTATTGACAAGGTGATGGAAATTGTAAATATGGGACTTGATTTGGGCGTACTTTCCAAAAAGGGAACCTACATCTACTATGGGGAAGAAAAAATAGGATTCGGGTTCCCGAAAGCAAGAAAACGTCTTTTGGAAGACATAAAACTGTTTGAGAAAATCAAGAAGGACGTTTTGGACGCGTTCAGAAAGAAAGAAACAACATTTGAAAACAAGGAGGACGAGAATGAAGCCGATCAGAATTGAAGCAACAAATTTTGTGTCATTCGAACACTTTAAATACGAATTTCAAGACGGGGTAACTGCACTTGTAGGGTTAAACAAGACAGACGACAATCAAGGAAGTAATGGTAGCGGGAAAGCCTTAACAATGGATGCAGATATTCTTACTCCTAATGGATTTGTAAAAATGAGAGAAATAAAGGTAGGAGATGTTATTCTTCATCCTTCCGGTGGATACCAAGTGGTAAGGGCGATTCCTTTCCATGACATTGATGTTGCTTATAAGATTACGTTTTCTGACGGGACGGAAATTAAATGCAACAGAAGTCATTTGTGGAAAGTACGCCTGCACAAAGGCGAAGACTGGTATGTGATCCCACTTGAAGAAATCATGAAAAGATCAAAAGACGAAGAAGTCTTTTTTCAAGTGCCGGAATGTTTGGGTAAATCTTCCCGAAAGATGATTGCCTTTATTTGTTTGGGTGCGGAAGAACAACAGTGCATAACTGTTTCCGGTGAAGACGGTATGTTTGTTACAAACAACTACATTCCTACTCACAATTCATCTATGCAGCAAGCCGTCTATTTTGCCATTACCGGGAACAATTACCGAAGCAGTGTGGATAAAAAGCTCATTAGAAGGGGTGAGAAGGAAACAAAAGTTTCTTTAGATATAGAGTGTCCAATAAGAAAAGAAACTCTCTCTATCGAGCGTATTTTGCCCTTAAAAGGAAGCAGCAAACTAAATGTGTCTTTGAATGGCAAACCAGTAGAACTTGCTACCGTAAAAGATGGGAACAATTACATCCTTTCTTGGATTGCTATTTCTCCGGAAGATTTGAAAAGCTATTTCCTTATTTGTAAAGAATACTACAAATCGTTCTTTAAAAGTTCCAATACGGATAAGTTGGCTCTTATTAGCCGGTTTATCAATTACGATTTTTTGGATGGAACAAAAGATATCATTCAAAAAGAACTGGATACTTTATCTTCTCAAAAACTTGCTATTCAAAGCAAAAAGGATCGTGCGGAAGGTAGTATAGAGGCACTAAAACAGGTAATAGAAGTTGCTGCCAATTTTGACTTTGAAGCCGACAAACTATCTCGTATTGAAAAAAGAGAAAGTGTGATAAAATCTCTGAAAGAAGAAATTGATTCTTTCCGGTATGAAATTGGTCGTGCAGACAAAAACATCAAAGAAAACAATTCCACTTTGGGAGAATTGGAGGCTCTTTTGAAAGAAGAAGAAAAGAAGAAAGACCAACTTCCTTCTACCAAAGAAATTCAGGAAGTGATTGAATCTGTTAAAAAGGAATTGGGGGAAACAAAAGCAAATCAGAATGAAGTGCTGGAAATGAAAGAAGAACTTTCAAAAATTCATGATGAACTGAAAGTGTCCCTTAGAAAAGTCCTTGTAAACTTATCCGGTGCAATTACTTGTCCAAAATGCAAGCACAAATTCCTTACACTGAAAGACACTACATTGGAACAGGAAGAAAAGAAGAAGGCGAAAATAGGAAAGCAGGAAAAGGAAGTTGTTTCTGAGATGGAGGCTTTGGATGAATCTTTGAAAGAGTATGAAGAGCTTATTTCGTCTTTTATTCAATTGAAAAATGAGCAAGAAGATGAAATCGACAAGATTCGTCAGTCAGCACAAGAAATCAATACATCTCTTTACAAGATCAATGATGATATTGAATACGCCAAGAGCACCATTTCTTCTTTGGAAAGGAAAAAGAAAACCTTGTCTGAAAAGATTGAATCCAACTTGGCTGATATCAAGGACAACGAAAAGCAGATAAAGGAAATCAAGAAAGAAAAAGCTACGAAAGCGGATATGTCTTCGCAGGAAAAGCAAATAGAAGACATTATGCTTTCGATTGCCGGATACGACAAAGAGCTTTCCGATTTGGATGCCCTTCTATTTAAGAAAAAAGAATGGATCGGCAGGTTTAAGTCTTTCAAGATGTATCTTGCATTGGAACAGTTGAAAAATATCCAATCGAGGGCGAACAACATTCTGAAAGCGGAAAACAGCGACCTTCGTATTTTAATAGAAGGATTTAAGACAAAAGCGGACGGAGATATCAAAGAAGAAATAACTCCGTATGTCGTCCGGGACGAAGCGGAAAACTTTTGGTACTACAGTGGTGGCGAACGTGCAAGGGTAGAAATAGCTCTTATCATCGCTATCCAGAATATGATAAATGAAACAAACAGATGGGGAGGTTTACAATTCCTATCCATTGATGAAATCACAGAAGGGTTATCGAAAGAAAGTCTGTATGATGTGATCGAAGCATTGGAATTTATTCAGTATCCTATTTTGGTTACTACCCATATTTCGAATGAAAACGCTAAGTGTAAAACACTTAAAATAATAAAGGAGAACGGTATAAGCCGTATTGAACAATGAGCAAGGAAACAGAATTGAAATTTTACATTGGGATAGATAATGGCGTGACCGGTTCAATCGGAATAGTAGGGAAAGACCTTACCTACTACAACATGGTAAAAACACCCGTTGTTTCCGGTCAGGATTACACAAAAGCAAAGAAAAACATCTCTCGTGTGGACGTGAAGGTATTGGCGGAAATCATTTCCGACCTTCAAGAACATGCGCCATGTGTTGCGATTGTTGAACGTCCCATGAAGAACCCTGCACGTTTTGAAGCGACTTGTTCTGCTATGCGTGCATTGGAAGCGGAACTGACTGTATTGGAGCTTTATCAAGTGCCGTACATCTTTGTGGATTCTAAGGAATGGCAAAGAGAGTTGTTACCAAAAGGGATTACAGGTGCACCGGAACTTAAAAAGGCTTCTTTGGATATTGGGAAAAGGTTGTTCCCGGAAGTGCTTCTAAAACACCCGGATAGGGATGGTATTCTGATTGCCGAATACGCAAGACGGAAAAGGCTGATTTAAAAATCTGACAATTTCAAGACAAAAATGTACAAAAATACTTGGAGATGTAATAATATACTGTTACATTTGCGTCCGTTATAAGTAACAAACAAAATAATTTCGACTATGGCAAACGGTAAATATTTGAACATTTTTGTCTTGTCTTTCTTGGACAGACTGGAAAGCATTGAACACGATCTTTCCTATCTTAAAAACAATGTAAACAACCCTTCAAGATTAGAAGAAGTGGAAAAGCAGCTTTCTCTTTTGAAGGACAAAATCAAATCCATTCAGAATGATAAGAATATATTGTGGCAATGAAAATTGCGAAAGGTTTGGGATAAAATCTCCCATGACAAATGCAAAGTTCGTCTTTCGGTACAATAAACTTGTTCCTTCCAATCTTCCCAAATGTCCGGTATGTAGTAGACAAGTTTCCTATGAAGAAGAAAAGAATGAAAAGGTTCCTGACATCTCTATAGGAGAATTTAAGATGATGTCTACCGAAAACAAGGCAAAGATATTGAAGAAAAGGGCGAACAACTTTTCTAAGAAAGACGGAAGTGAAGACAAGAAACGCTTCTATCAGGAAAAAGCAATCAAGAACATGTTGAATTATAAGTAATTAATCATGGAACATAATCTTTACATAGCTATTAGCCACATGCAACGAATAGGAAAGAAGCCTGTTCTTGCTATTATGTCGACAGACGGAAAAATGGAAAGAACCATTCTTTTGGATAACTTCAATGGAAAGACAAGGGACTTCTATCAAAACGAAGCGATTGGTAGGGACATCACAAGCATTGTTTTGAAAGCCAATCTTTCCAATTATTCGGAAGGAACGATAAGGGGATGGATAAAGGAATGTGATTCTGTCTCTATCAGTTTCGGACACGACAACTTCGTGATTTACAAAAGCGTTCTAAAACCGCATGAACTCGAAGAATAACTGTATCCTGAACAGATTAAAAGATAAAACGATAGAACTTCCCGGAATAGGAGAAGCTACAATCAAAGGTGTGAGAGTGGCAAGGGATTTTAGAAACATTGAATTGGATGTCGTTCGGAATGGGAAATTGAAATCCTTTCGGATGGGGATAACAGGATTTTTAAAGTCAGCAATCATAAAAGAAAGTATATGAAAAGAAATTCGGTAATTGCTTTTTGTTTGTTATTTTGTTGTTTTATTGGTTTGGGCGGGTGCAAATCCCGTCCTTCCCAAAAGACAGATTATAACTTCACATTAAAGGATTCCCTATTCTGGGAAAGAGAACTGACAGACACGCTTATAAAGATTCCCTATTCAATTGTAAATCTCACTATCAATCCTCAAAAAATGGAAGATGGGGAAAAGAGGGAAACAAGTAAAGGACAAGCTAATCTTTCAGTTCAAAAGAAAGGTGACACTATTGTTATAGTAGCTTCTTGCGATAGTCTGGAATTGGTTGTAAAAAGCCTCAAAGAAAGGTTGTCTAAAATAAGCGAAGAAAACGAAAACTTGAAAGAAGAGGTAAAGGCGGCTCCCAATAGATTACTTTCTTTTATGGGAGGTATGGGAATAGGTGCTTTTACGGTTTTGATTGCATTATTCATATTACTAAAAGTAACGAAAAGAATTTGAGATTATGGCTAAACTATTAGTATCGGACAAAGAACTGATTAGAAATAGATTTGTCCAAAAAGCAGGAAATAAGTGTGATTCTGTAGAGAATACCAGAGCATTTCTTTCATCCTTAGACAAATAAAATCATGACAAAGAAACAAAAAGAATTGGAAGGCAAAATCATAGAAGCCAACCAAAAATACAGAGAAGGCACTCCTATTATGAGTGATAAGGAGTATGATCTTTTGATCGACCAGTTGAAAAAGGAATATCCTGATAGTGAAATCCTGACAAAGCCTATAATTGAAGAAAATAAAAGGGGTGATCGGATGGAAAGATTACCGTATCCTATGTTCTCTTTGGAAAAGGTAAAAACAATCAGTGAGATTAGAAGATGGGTTAAAGATGTGTGGGAACTTCACCCAAATGACAAAATTGTCATTACACCTAAATATGACGGTATTTCTCTTTTGGTAGACGAATCAACAAATGAATGCTGGACAAGAGGTGACGGAATAGAAGGACAAAGAAGTGACCGGCATTACGAATATGTCAATCATGGTAACCCTATGGGCAAGAAGTCTTGCTTTACTTTTGGAGAAGTCATTATCCCTGTCGGTATGTTTTTGAAAAACGTAAAACCGCTTGGTTACAAAAGTGCAAGAAATTCTGTAGCAGGAGCTTTCAATGCGGACGAAATGAATCCGCAGGTTTTAGGGAACACCGCCTATATCCGGTATGGTATTATGGACTTGGATAGAGATAAGTCTATGCAGCTTGCAGAACTTTACAATGCTTATGAACCGTATGCTACGCAGTATTGGGTGACTTCCGCTTCTGTTTTTGATGATGAAAAATCCGCTTTCAATTACTTGAATGAACTGTTTGAACATACTAAAAATTTCAAATGTGATGGTCTTGTAATTGAAGTGGACAACAAAAACATTCGTAATACTTTGGGCAGGCTTCCTAATGGGAATCCGCGCTACGCGATTGCTTACAAAAACCCGGACTGGCAAGAAAGATATACAACCAAAGTTACTTCTATTGAATGGAGCATTTCAAAAGACGGCAAAAGCAAACCTGTAATCGTTTTTGAACCGGTTGAGTTTGATGGTGCTACAGTCACACGCTGTACCGGTTACAATGCAAAATACATTACTGACAATCATATTTGTCCTAATGCCTATATAGTGGTTACAAGAAGCGGAGATGTTATTCCCAAACACTTGGAAACACTAAAATATAGTGTAGAATGTTTTGAAGGGATGTGCGATAGTATGATGTTTTGTCCTTCTTGTGGAGAACCATTGAGATGGGATACAAATCTAACCGACCTTGTTTGTACGAACCCGAATTGTGATGAAAAGGCGTCCAAACAGCTTGTCTATTTCTTTGCTACACTGGGTACGGAAGAAATGCAAGAAGCAACTGTAAGAAAGCTCTACAAAGGTGGACTTTTATCTGTTGAAGATATCGTGAACGCAACAGAAAAGGAACTTGAAAAAATCGAAGGAATAGGAAAAAGTCTTTCTAAAAAGCTACGAAAGCAATTTGATTCCTATGTAGATGATGGAGTTCCTTTTGCAAGGATTTTGACTGCCTATAATGTGTTTAACGGTGTAATAGGAGAAAAGACCTGTCAAATGATTTTCAACAGTCTGTCTAAAGACCAGATAGACTATATGTTCGAAAATGAAGAAGTCCCTTTAAAAGACTTGCTTTCTATTGATGGTATTGCTGAAACCACCGCAAAGGCTTTCAATGATGGGTTAAAGACATTCTTCTATCTTTGTAGCGGTACACCTGTCTCTATTTCTTTTATTCAAGAAGAAACGGTAGAAAACGACAATCCAGAATCAGTTTGTTTTACAGGATTCAGAAACAAACAGTGGGAAGAACGTCTTACAAAAGAAGGACACAAAGTTGTTTCCGGCGTATCTAAAAACACCACAATTCTTGTAGCAAAAGACAAGGAAAGCTCTTCATCCAAAGTGAAGAAAGCAAAGGATTTGAACATTCCTATTTTGACACCGGAAGAGTTTGAAATCAAAATAGGATGGAAAGAGATATAGAAGATTGGATTAACGACTTCGAAGATGAAGATTGCGATCCTAATGAAGACGATCAATTCGAGTAGTTTAATTTGAAATAAAAACGAATGAGTAAAATTTACAGGGAGGTAACTTTCAACTTCATGAAAGCATTGAATAAAGCCGGGTTTAGAACAAATGCCAGAAGTTTTATTTCCATGCGATCTGTAGATAAAATTATCTCCCTACTCTTTGAAGTCATATTTGACAAATTGGAAAAAGACGGAAAAGTCAATATCAAGAATTTCTGTATTATAAAGAAGATTAAGTGTAAGAATGACAAGTATTATTTTGAATTTATAGACAATAGAAAGAAATGACGTACTACTACAAGGAAAAGGATTATTGGTATTTTGCCGGATTGGACAAGGAAGCGTTACTTAGACTTAAACTCATTTCTTCTTATAAAAGAAATACAGCCAACAAGGAATTGTATATCAAATCTGATCCTGCAAAAGAAATTCTGCTCAAAGAATTTGTAGCGGATTGTGGAATAGAAGAAGTTGATCCTCTTTCTATTATCCGTACAGGTTGTAAAGCTGAAATAAAGCCTTTTGAGGAACTTTTACCAAGAAAGGATATAGAACTATTGATAGACGGACTTTCTCTCTTGAAAAAACCGAGAAGCTATCAAATGGACTATCTTTACTATGCTATCAATCATGGGAACCATGTAAATGGTTCTTCTGTGGGTGTAGGCAAGACACTATCTTCCATTTTCTATGCAGAAATACTTGATCTTTTCCCTTGTATGGTAGTATGTCCAGCTTCTGTAAAATCCGGTTGGCTTAGAGAATGGAAAGAAACAAATCCGAATAGAAGTGTGTCTGTTATCTCCACTACTTCGCCGGCCGAAGATTTTAATGCTGATGTTCTTGTGATCAATTACGACATTCTGGGGAAAAGAACAGAGAAGAACGACAAAACCTCTATTGAAGTAAGATTAGACGGGATGAAGAAAAAGAAATTCTCTCTTGTCATAGCTGACGAAATTCATTTTCTGAAAAACAGGAAATCCATACGGAGCAAGACATTCAAGAAACTGGCAGGAAAATCTTCTGCTATCATAGGATTAACTGGTACGCTTATCATGAACCGGCCGGTAGAACTATTGAATATACTTGCACTTATAGGAAGGTTGAAAGAGATTGCGCCGGATGATCCTTACCACCGCTATTTCTTTGAAAGGTATTGTAACTTAAAAGAAACTTTTTGGGGAATGGATATGACAGGTGCTTCCAATATCAAGGAACTGAATGATCTTCTCACTAAATGTTGCTATTTCCACATAAGCAAACGGGATGCTTTAAAAGAGCTTCCACCTGTAACTGAAAACATGGTGGAATGTGAGATAACCAATAAGAAGGCTTACAAGGCTGCGGAAGAAGATTTATTGGAATTTATCTTTAATCATTTCAAAGATGAAGAAAAGGTAGAAAAAGCTGAAAGAGCAGAGTTTCTGGTAAAAATGAACCTTTTAAAGCAGCTTTCTTTGGAAGGGAAAGTAAAGGCAATCAAAAAATGGATAGAAGAATGGTTAGAAGCAAACGAAGATGATAAATTGCTTGTGTTCGGTTCTCATTCCACTATTCTGAAAGACATACAAAAACTTTTCAAAAACAGCCTGCTTGTCATAGGTGAGACGACCGGGAAGAAAAGAGAAAAGGTATTATCCGACTTTACTTCCGATCCTCCCAAAAGACTTCTATTTGCCAATATGGGATGTTTGGGCACGGGAGTGGACGGACTTCAAAAGGTTTGTTCAAATATGGCTATTTTGGAATTGCCACCTCGACCGAGTGATCTTGTACAGGTAATAGGAAGATTAGAAAGAAGTGGGCAGAAAAACCCAGTTACAATCCAATACCTGCTTTCATCTTCTACCATAGACAAGGATTTGTGGGAAATGTTGAAAAACAAGAAGTCAGTAACCGATATGTTGAACAAAGGTTTTGAGGACGATTCAAGTCTAATGATTCTAAAGAGTTATGGCGAAAAAGCAAAGAAAAGGAAAGGTTCTTGAAGTTTGGACAGATGGAAGCTGCTATGCAAAACACCCTAAAAGATTGGGTGGGTCGTCTGTTTATATCAAATGGAAAGACAAGGAATATCACATAAGAAAAGGGTTTTCTCATACCACTATAGGTAGAAGAGAAACGGAAGCCGTTTTGATGGCTCTAAGAGCTATTCGAAAGGATTTAAGGGCAACCGTTACCTTCTATATAGATAGCCAATATGTAGCCGAGCAATTGAGGTATAAATTTATAGATTGGGTAAGAGAGGACTTACGTGTAGAAAATCAGGATTTGTGGGAGAAAATCTTCATGGAAGTTTTAGAGCACACAAAATTAAGAATAAAGGTCAAATGGATTCCAGGACATAGGAAAGATTACAATGATCCTATTGTTTGTGGGAATTTCATTGCCGACTATTTAGCGGATTACAAAAAATTCAGTAAGTATGAAAAAGATCGTCGTGTATAACAATCTGATCCCTTTTAAGGGATATGCAGCAATGACTGTTTTCCCTTTTATTTTCGCAAGGAAAGAGTACAAACCGTTGGGAGACAAAACAATCAATTATGAATCCATTCATCTAAAACAGCAAATAGAACTTCTTACCCTACCTTTTTCTTATGGTATGGGATAGAATGGGTTGTAAGATTGATCCAATACAAGAACTTCAAAGAGGCTTATCGAAACATTTCTTTTGAAAGGGAAGCGTACGATAACGAACTGAACAAAGAATATTTAGATGGTATAAGAGAGCCATTTGAGTTCCTGCATTATCTAAGAAAAGAAGACTAATAGCAACAAAGCGAACGAAAAGAATTATGGAATGGAGCAAGTATCAATTGGCTATTTTCGATGCTTACGAAAATACCAATAAAAACATAGTAGTAGAAGCTGCACCGGGTAGCGGTAAAACATTTACACTCAAAGAGTTATGCAATCGGACAAAAGAAGGTACAAGTTGTTTGTTTATGGCTTTTAACAAAAGTATTGCAGAAGAGCTAAAAACAAAACTACCTACTACAGTAGAGTGCAACACTTTTCATTCAATGGGACTTCGTACATTAATGAAAAATTTTAGGTTCCGTATGCAGCTTGAAGAAAACAAATGCTTTTCTCTTTGTATGGAATTATTTGATTTTAGAAAAAAGGAGTACAAAGAGAAAATGCGATATTATTTTGCCTTACAAGAATTATGGGAAAAGATTAGGCTGTCGCTTTGTGAAATCAACGAAAGAAATGTCTCTGCGCTTTGCATTGAATATGATCTGGATTATGAAGATTCAATGATAAATGATCTGAATAAAATCAATGAAAGGTGGAGAAAAAATTGTGCTAAAATACAAGGCAACAAATCTTTCAAAATGGATTTTCCAGACATGCTATGGATTCCATATAATTTTGTGGATGAGATAAACTTTCCTAAGTATCAAGTTGTAATGGCTGATGAATGTTTTGTGGGCAAAACTTGCGTTGCAACAAGTAATGGGAAAATGAGGATAGATGAAATTACAAGTAGAATAAACAATGGTGAAATAATTTTAGTTAAATCTTACAATGAACAAGAAAGAAAGTTTGAACTAAAAAAAGTTCTAAACGCAAGCTCAAAAGGACACAGGGAAGTAATGAAAATTACTGTGGCCGGGAAAAGAAAGATAGAGTGTACTTTTAATCATTTGTTCCTTACTGCGCAAGGATGGAAAAGGGCAGATGAATTAAGTATAGGTGAAATTCTGATATCAAGCACTTCGGATCAGCCATATCACAGAAGTTTAAATCAAGACCAAAAAGATTTTGTATTAATAAGTAGCATAGGAGATGGAAGTTTAAAAAAGATATCTTTAAATACTTATAGATGTTCTTTTATACACGGAGAAAAGCAATTGGAATATCTCTTTTGGAAAAGCTGTTTGTTAGGAAGATACGATGATATAGAAATACTTACTGAAAATGGATTTTCCAAAAAAATAGCTTATAGATTTAGCACAAGAGGAATATGTTTTTATCCAGAGGAAATGAATAAAGAGAATATCCTAAAAAGATTGTCATTTAAACAATTGGCGATTTTATATATGGATGATGGCTCCTTCAACGGATCAAGCGTTTATCTGTATAGCTGTGCGACATCCAAAAAACTTATTGGAATCCTTTCTAAAAGAATGACCATCATGGGTATTCAAAATAAAATACGTGAATCAAAATCTTCTTCATCCGGGAAAACCTATTGGTATCTATATGTTAGTGCTTCTTCTTGGCAAATATTTTTTGAAAATATTACACCCTATGTACACCCTTCAATGAAATATAAAATACCAAAAGATTATCAGCATTTTGCCGGATCATATAAATGGGACATGTCTATTCTCAACGAAGGTAATGTTTGTGTAACCAACATTGCAAAAGAAGGAAAAATGGGAGAGGTCTTTGATATAGAAGTGGAAGACAATCATAATTTTATCATTACAAGTGGGCTTACTACAAATATTGATAAAGGTAAAAATGCAAATGACGGTATAGTTGTACACAATTGCCAAGATTTGTTTACACTTCAAAAGGAAATTTTACAAAGATACATTAAACCAAGAGGTAGATTTATTGCCGTAGGAGATTCAAAACAACTTATTTATAATTTCATGGGTTCTGATTTGGATGTATTCAATTCTATAAAAGGAATGCCCAATACCATTTGTCTACCGCTTTCTGTTACTTACCGGTGTGCAAAGAAAATAGTTGAGAAAGCAAACGAAATATTCCCCGGTACTGAATGTGTTCCCACAGCAATAGAAGGTGTCATAAGAAGTGGTGATATTTTTGAAGCCGAAAGCGGAGATTTTATTCTTTGTCGGAACAATTATCCATTAGTTGCTACTTTTATTATGCTATTAGAGAGAGGAAAGAAAGCATCCATCATGGGACGGGATTTTGGAGAAAGCCTTTGTCGACTTTTAGATGGACAGGAATGTTTGGACGATCTGTACCTCCTATTAGAAGATAAAGCCTCTAAACTAAAAGAAAGAGGTTTGTCTGAAATAGCTATAACTAACAACGCTTCTTATGTAGCTTTGAAAGAAAAAGTTTCTATCATTGAAATTCTATACAAGCGTTTCCCCGGTTCTTTTTTAGCTTTGAAACAAAAAATCAAAAACATTTTCTCTGACGATAAAACCGGTATCATTCTTTCTACCATACACAAAAGCAAAGGATTGGAAGCAAAACGGGTTTTCTTTTTGAATCCTGAACTCATTCCTTCCAAGTTTGCAAAGACGCCTAAAGCTCTGTATGCAGAAGAATGTTTGAAGTTCGTTGCCATTACAAGGGCAAAAGAAGAACTGGTTTATTGTCATATAAATACAGAAGAATCTCCTTTATAAGTAACAAACAAAAGAAAGAAAAACTGACAATTTTACGTATTTTAACTATAAAAGGGTGATTTTGTAACATTAAAGTGTTACATTTGCAGCATCAAAAAATTAAACAAAAGAAGATGAAGAAGAATAAATTTTACATCATTGTCCCTCATGAAAATGGGAAGATATCACTTTTCAATGCAAATAAAATAGAAGAGTTGGAACCCTATTTGCCATCCATGGAAGCTGTAAAGACAAACGTTGAGCTTCAAGTGGCAAAATGGGAAAGGGACAATTCCTACAAACCGCAACCGTTAATGCTGGGTGTTCCTTTGGATGTGTTTTTAAAAGTGAAATCCATTACAAAAGGTAAATGGAATGAGATACCTTTGAATCAAGGTTGTAATGGCGTACCGTCTGTTCTTCTTATCCCTAATAAAAAGGAAGATGGGGAATAATGATGGGATTACAAAAGATGTCCTTGTTGCTTTAGATAGTGATGTAAGAGCCATGAGATGTGACGAAATACACGAAACCGGGCATCTCACTCTTGCGGTCACGTTAAAAAATCATTCAGAATTTGGAAGGGAGCTTGCAGAGTGTATCAAAGATGATTACAACCATGTAATGAATTTTACTTTGAATACCGGCGACAGTTTCAAAGCAACGGCGGGACTTCTTGTAATGGATAGGTGGGGAAACTGGATATCTTTATTGTCAGCAGAAGGAATACCACTTTTTTCTTATGATTTTTCCGCATGGAGAAAGAAAGCCAAAAAGTTTCTGTACATAGAAAAAGCATCTTTCCTTCCCGACCCGGAAATAACCTACAATTTTAAGATGGAATCACCGTCTAAGAATTTCGTTATCATTCCAAGAGGTAGCGAAGAATGCGATTTTACAAAAGGAATTATTTTACAATCATTAATCTAATGACAGTATGTATTTCGAATCAACTATAAATTACTGGACAGACAATCCAGACGGTTTTAAACCGCCAAGAATACCTGTTAAAAGAACTATTCTTGTCAGGGCTTACACCTATACGGAAGTAGAAGCGATCACTACTGATTGGGGAAGCAAAGAAACAAATGAAGATTTTAGGATTTCTCCTATCAAGGAAACAGACATTATTTCTGTAGTAGGAGAGGGAGAGAAATTTTTCAAAGTCGTTTCCTACTATCCAGAAGCGACCCCTAAAGGAAAAGTAAAAATGCAGAAAGCTGTTTTGATGGTTAAATCCGATTCCGATACGGAAGCCATAGAAAGAACAAAGCTGTATTTTGATTTTCTGTCAGATATTAATGATCTGGTTATTAAATCCGTCACTCTTACAGAAATAGAAACATATATAGAGATAGATTGATATTATGAATGTACTTAGTTTGTTTGACGGAATGTCCTGCGGACAGATAGCGTTAAAAGAATTGAGAATTGAACCCGACATATACTATGCAAGCGAGATAGACAAGTTTGCAATAAAACAAACCTAGCTTAACTTTCCTGATACAATCCAATTAGGAGATGTAAGGAATATAAAGGTAGCTGATTTAGAGAAAATAGATTTGATTTTAGGTGGAAGTCCTTGCTACAATTTATCTATGATTGGTAAAAGAGAAGGTCTTTCTACAAAAGAAAACATTGAAGTCCTTTCTTTGGGGCAATATCTTGACCTAAAAAGCAAAGGAGTTGAGTTTACAGGTCAATCTTATCTGTTTTGGGAATTTGTTCGTATTTTGGAAGAAGCAAAGAAGATAAACCCAAATGTCCTGTTCCTGTTGGAAAATGTGGAAATGGGTAAAAGATGGGAGTCAGTATTCGATAAGGCTTTAAATACAAAAGGCGTTCACATAAACTCTGCGTTGGTCTCTGCGCAAAATAGGAAACGTATCTATTGGACAAATATAAACGATGGCAGTATTCCTTTGCCAAAAGACAGAGGTCTTGTCCTAAAGGATGTAATGGAAGAAGTCTTGGAAGGCAATCGCTTTCTTTCAGAAAAAGCATTGGCAGGGCTACAACGACATCTTGAAAGAAATAAATCCAATGGAAACGGTTTTGGTGCAGATTGCAGAACAGAAAACCAAAAATCCCAAACATTATGTCTTGGTGGTGCCGGCATATATGATCTTGTTTATCAAAAAGACAGAATAAGAAGGCTTACTCCTGTTGAACGTGCAAGATTGCAAACAATACCGGAATGGTATAAATGGGAATGCAGCGCAACACAACAATGCAGGATGCTTGGAAACGGCTGGACAGTAGATGTAATCGTACATATTTTAAGTCACATGAAAATGAATGAAATAGAATAAAAAAACAGTTTATATTTTCCATAAATAGTTAAGATTCATTTTGGGAAAGCCGGTCTGTGAAGATACGCTTTCCTGTTTTTCACAAGTACAATTTAAAACAACAAGACATGAGCAGAAAGAAAGAAACAGAGCTTCAAAAACTCATTAGACATATTAATTCCATGGATCGTCCGTTTGAGTTTTTCGATGTATCGAGATGCAATTTATTCTTTAACGGCACACTTAGAAAAACTATTACTTATCTTTACAGAGCAGGATTCATAGAACGGATTGAAAGAGGACGATATAAACGCCTTAAAACAATTCCGGAGGATATGACTACTGTAGAGTTAGAAAAAATGGCTTACAAACGATAAAAGACATGGAATTTTCGACAATTTGCATTGTATTGCTGGGGACAATAACAGTTTTTCTGTTAGGAACTGTTTTTATCCTTTGGTTAAGAGTGAAGAACTTGAAACACTATTGCATGGCAATAGATTCAAGAATTGATTCCGTAAGGCTTAACTACCTTATCGGTTTTAGGAACCTCTTGATCCAGCAAGAAAGGTTTGAAGATGTGGAATACATAGATGAACTGGTCAAAGATGAATATCCCGGTATAAAACTAAAGGAAGTGACGGTAGACGATATGATTAATTTGCTATAAACTTTTTAAAAATCAATTAGTTATGGAAATTAAAGTAAAAAGGATAACCCCCATTGACTACCCTTATACAATAGGGAGAATGTATATTGATGGCACTTATTTTTGCGATACTCTGGAAGACAAAGTAAGGGACATCAACAAAAACGGAACGTTCGACAATGGAGAAACAAAGATAGCCGGTGAAACCGCTATTCCTTACGGACGATACAAAGTTGTTGTGAATATGTCTCCCCGGTTTAAAAGAGAACTGCCCTTATTGTTGAACGTTCCTCATTTTGAAGGAATTAGGATTCACAGAGGGAATACAGACAAGGATAGTTCTGGCTGTATCCTTGTGGGGGAAAACAAAGTAAAAGGGAAAGTTATCAACTCCATTCCCTATGAACAAAAAATTGTCGCTATCTTAAAAGAAGCACAAAACAAAGGAGAAGATATTTGGATTACAATAGAATAAGCTGATTTTTCCTGTATAATTATTCACATAGTCAATCGAGTTGCAAACCCTATTAAAAGAAAGGAGGTGAGATCATGAAATAGCAAAATCTATTCTATAAATTCCTCTATATAAATCTCAAGTTTTTTAATAAAGGAGGATGCCGAAAATCCTTAACAGAGTAGGCACATTAACAATCTCGTTGTTAATTAATTACGTTAATCAAGAAAGGGCTTTGAACGCAATCTGTAAAAATCGGTTCTTAGCCCTTTCGTCTTTAAAAACTAATAGTAATGCTTCACGAAAAGAAGAATGTTGAAACTCCCAAAAAGAAACCTGTAATCATCCCGGTAAAGAATGCTATTCCTGTTTGGAATGAGACAAAGGTACAGAATGTTATCCGAGATTCCAAATATCCGGAACTACATGGAGAAATGTACCTAGGTTAAGAATAAGCCCGGAAAATAGTTTTTGTATTGGGTACGATCGACCGATCGTATTTTGCTTTCAACCTGAATAGGATTTCCCTTTGAAGGGCTGATTCTTGATTTTTTAGTTTCAATACTGTTCCCCGGTAATCCGATACAGTCCATTTTCCGTCTTTCTTTTCCAAAAGAGACAAACGCGATCTTATATCCCCGTTTACAAACACTTTTATAGATGGGGATATTTTTATTTTCGCATCCTTTACGTTTACCAGATACTTTTTTAGTTCCGGCAGCATTCTTTTTCTTCCGTCACTGCCTGCGTCCCCTTCCAGATACTTTATAAACTTTTCTATTCCTTTTATCTTCCGGTCTATACTTTCCTCTTTTTCTTCCGACAGGGCTATTTTCAAATTCCGTCTTGTAATAGGTTTTATGATCGTACTTCCCCACAGGAACCCGTTAGAAGGACAAAGCTCGTTAAACCTTTCTACCCTTTTTATATAAAGGTTTATCTTTCTTTCCTTGTTCGTCATAGCTCCCTTTCCTATTTAAGTCGTAAAGCCTTTAATCTGTCCTTTACAGAGGCTTTTCTTTCATCATCTATATAAGTAGGCTCCTGTACTTCATAAGGCGTCATTTCGTCTAAGAACTTCTGATTTTGTTTTTCCAGTTCTTCCCAGTTGGCCGCACGAATCAAATCACCTGGGAGCATAATCTTTTCTCTACCCAGAATAGTTTTATTGAAGCCGTTGAAGTCCTTATAGTAACTCGTTGCAAGTTGATGCACCAATACTGTAGGGTCAAGACCTGATTTTGCAGCGACAAGACCTATTATGATAGAATTGATAGGAAGTGTACGGAATACACGAGAAACGTTTTCCTGTCCGTGCAAAGTAGCGACAATGTCTATTTTTCCGTCTACGGTCAGTTTTAGTTCATTTCCTTTTACTTCTTTCCGAGCTTGTTCGAGCATGTTTCTTATTTCCCGCTCGAATATAAGTGCCTTTTCTTCCTTTTCTTCTGCCAAATATTTTTGATACCGGTGTTGTAGGTCTATTATAATAGTGTTGATAATCTGTAGCCTTCCCGCCTCTGTTGCTACCTTGTATTGATTGGACGAAGCAAGGAACACGGCACGTTTGCTTTCAATTTCCGCTTTCTTTTTGGCGAATATGGCTTGCAGTTCCTTTTGGGTGAGTTTTATCTTCTTTTCTTCCTTTAGAATCTTCTGGACATCATCAACGCCGTTCATTTCCCCAAACAGCTTCACAATATAGGTCATGATCTCCGGGGTAACGGAAGAAAGCATCTCTTTTCGGTAAATATCATTAAATACCTCTTTACATCTCTTTATTTCTTCGATAAGAGGCATAACATACATTTCCTTGTGCCATTGTGCTTTCTTTACGTCCGACTCTTTCCCACCGTGACGAAGGATAAACCCTTTTGCAGAGTAGCTTTTGAGGTCGGCCGTAATCTCTTCCCCGTCTTTACCTTCAAAGGTAAAGAACCGGTAAGATGATTCAGACAGTGCCCTTTCTGCCATTTCCAGAGCAACAAAAGCGTTTTTTAATTCGCTGGAAGCGGTCTGGATCACTTCCGGAGCCTGTTCTATTATTTCCACAAAATCCTTTTGGGAAATAGCCGGCAAATCCTTATTAGTAAGTTGTTTCTCTTTCTTCATGGTTCAAGTCCTCAATTTGAGATTTTGAAAGTTGTGCACTGTTATATTCAAAGCATTCTGATTTGTCCACATAGGGACACTCAATTTTGTATCTACAGTTATCGCAAACTATAGAAGGCTTACTTACAGATTTTTGTAGTTTCATTTTGACAAAAATTTAATGGTTATTATATGGCAAAGCTACACTAAAGAAAGGACAAAAACAAAAGTCCCTACCTATATATCACATACCAGTAGGGACAGCAAGTAATAATAACATAAACTAAACCAATTACTAAATACTATATTAAATAACTAAACTATATATGACAAATAAGATTCTACATACAACAAAGATAACATAATTCTTTCCCCAAACGGATCAAACGCTTTCAAAATATGCAATCTCTTTTAGTTGATACATTTTCAGTCTTTCTCCGTTCTCTATTTTGTAGCCGACATATACCAATTTGTAAAGGAACTGATAAAAGTTGCCCGGCAAAAATTTCTTTTTGTTTTTCTTTAGGATATTCTTCACAAAATATCCTTTACAGAAAAAACCTTGTAACTTTTTTGAATCATTCAATAGAAGCACATTCACAATATCTACAGATTTGTTCAAATAGAAGCACGGCACGCCGGCATTGTATTTCCATGTTACAAACTTAACATTGTCTTTTGTGTAATACTTCATTCTATTCTTTCCTTTTTCTTTCCTTATCTGCCTTTTAGAGACAAACAAGGAAAGAAATTTGTTTAACCGGATCATAGCGTTACATGCTTTCGTTTATCTTTTGTAATACACTTTGCAACACACTGTCGCCGTTGAAAATTGTTTCTATTATAGTATTTGTGTTTCCATTATCATAAGTAAACACTATTTCCCCGGTTTTATCATATAGCTTTATATCCTGTATAACTTTTAACTCTTTTGGGCTATCCTGTTTTACTTTAGATGAGATGCTTTCCAAGTCGAGTCCGGTTACTTCTATCATATCATCCGTATAGTCCGAGACATTAAAATCAAAATAGCTTTCATTCTCTTTATTCTGGACAAAGTTATATGCTTCAAATTCATTTTTAAACGCCTTTTCTTTTCCGTTCTTAAATAGGTGGAATGTTTGTGTGTTTGGTTGCTCCCAATGATAGCCTTCTTTCTCCAAGAAGGAAAATACTTTATTAGTAACGTGCCGTCTTGGAGAAAGAAGGCTATCATTTAAGAACTCACTAAATGAAACATTTTGATCTATATCCTTTTCTACGTGAACGCCTACTTTTGTATTTATTTCCAAAAGTTTTGTATAAGCCCAAACACGAACTTCACATATAAGACTATCACCGTCTTTAGGAATACAAAAAATATTATTATCTTTGTCTATAGAGACAATATTATTTGCAACTTTGCACAAGTACGATACACTGTTTTTTAAAGCAGGATCAATATTTGAATAGTAAGAACTTTTGGTGTAGTATTTTACCGCTTGTTCTTTTCCTTTTAAAGTTAATCTTTCCGCTTTCCCTTGTTTTGTTTCGAGGTTATCACAGTTTGCGATATAATTATAGATGTCCTTTAATGTATATACGCCCGGTTTTTCGTTTTTAAAAAGTTCCTGAAAATATGCTTTAGCAATTGTCAATAATTCAACAAAAATTTCCATGAATAAAGTATCTGTGTTGTTATTAGCTGCTTTCATTTTATTATCCCCTATTAGTTTATGTTATTGTTATTAAATTGTTTATGTTTTATAGATATTCGTATAACTCTCTATTGTCGTACCCTTCAAACGATACCCGAAAGTCTTCAAAGTCTTTTTCACTTGCTAACCTTATTTTATCACTCTTTGTGATTTGATAAGGTTCATTCATTACCCTAAACGGCGCACCCTTCAAAACACTATCCGACAAAGTACAAACCATATTAGGACATTCCGGCAAGTCCTTCTAACCGTTTCTTTGTTTTTGTAATTTCTTCACGCGCTTGTTTCATTTCTTTTGTTGCGTAGCCATGTTTGAACAAATAGAACATGTCGTTACACTTTTCCGCGTCAAATTGTTCATAAACTTTATTCTTGTTTTCGATTTTCAAGGTTAAGCCCGTTTTTGCTTCCATTTCCCGAATAGCTTCTTTCGCTTGCTTTTCCCAAGTTTCGGCAATACCCAAACGAAATACGAGATAATGAAATAAATCTTTGTTGTCTGAAGCGTTACGTAATATTTCAATAGCTTCCAGATTCGGAATGTTATACATTTCTGCTATTTGCTTGTTCGTTTTGCCTGTATTAATTGAGTATCTAATATTATCAATGTATGTAGGCTGCCCTAAATGATTGCAAAGATGTAGCTTTTCAAACATAGAAAGCTCGGGCTTAAAATAAATGATAATGTTACCTATTGCGCCGGAAATGTAATTATAATAACGCCCGTTACCCTTTTTTATCTTAATGCTTCCAGTAAATGAAAAGGTTAAATGTCCATTTTTATACCCGTCATCTAATTTTATTAGATAATCAAATTTATAATTACCAGGATATAAAATTTGATTGCCTATTTTGATATCTTCTCCAAGAAATTTATAAAACGATCCGGAAAAATCAATTTGATTTACCACCACTTTGCTTTCATTGCTGTTATTTACTGTAGTTGTCATAATCTGATTGCGTTTTGTCAAGGTTTGCGCACCTTGTTTAATTAGTTTAGTTACTGTTATTACTTGTTTTTCTTTGATACAAATGTAACACTTTAATGTTACATACCAAAGGAATTGTAGTTAAGAAAGGT